CTCTTGGGTGGTGGTTGTACGCTCCTTGAAGGCGTGACGAGCAATGTGGTCGGATGGGATGTCTCTGCGTGTGTGTCCGGTTTTGATGTTTGTTGGGAATTATTTACCGATAATGCAGAAAAATTCGAACCCGGTTTTGTCTCAGCATTAGATTCTGTAACATTCAAGTAAACAGAATGAGAATCAAGAGATGTTCAAAATGCGGTAAAGAAAAGCCGGTTTCCGAATTCGCCATACGTCGGGCTCGCAAGGATGGGTATTGTTCTTGGTGCAAAGCGTGTCATAGCATACATAATAAAGAGAGATACGATCAATCAGAAGATTTTCGCAACAAAAGAATAAATCTTTCCAAAGTAAATCATAAAAAACTTTGTGGTATTAATTGGCCTTTGATGCTCGACTATTTGAAAAACCATCCATGTATCGACTGTGGAGAAACTCATCCAGCGACACTTGAATTCGATCATGTGACAGGAACAAAAACGGCTAATATTACAACAATGCTGACAACACGTATTTGGCCAACAATACTGAAAGAAATAGAAAAATGTGTGGTCCGATGCGCCAATTGTCATGCTAAGAAAACTGCCAAAGAGCGTGGATATTATACAGCAGGTGGTTTCGTAGACGCTATGGATGGACTTTAATGTGTAAAGATTGCAGAGACACTGGAAAAATACAGTTATTTACTTCCGTTGTTCAATGCGATTGTCGTAGTGCAGTTGGCTCATCAAGTAACGATTATGCTGACGCCATAGCCTGCGTGGATTTAAGATGGAACGATGATTGTTGTTCGTGTCATATATCTCCACCTTGTAGTTTCTGTCTTAGATACTCAGAAGAAGGCTTAGACGAACCAGAATATTGTAGGCTTTGCGGAAAACCATCACCATCAGAAGGACAGCAATTGTGCAATTGCGTAAGATGATCTGTAATGGGCCTAATTCCTCTTGTAGTGGCCGCTGCTGACTTTTGTCGTCCTGCTTGTAGTCTGAGAGGTATATGATATGGGAAGCGAAGAATGCCGATGCGATTGCCACAGAAACCAAGATGGGATGGAGACTAGACACATGGGGCCATGCTGTATAAAGTGTCACTTTTGTTTCCTGAAGATACCAGTTTCCTCAATTAGCGAGCACAAGAAAAGATGTGCTCTGTCTGTTCTTGGGACAGAACTGAAGTTTTTTGAAGAAAATCGAATGTGGTGGTTTGAAAAACATGCTGGGAAATTCGTCCTAGTTAAGGGAAGGGCTTCGCATGGCTTCTTCGACACATACGAACAAGCCGTCCAATCGGGATACATGCTTGGTGGTTTGGTTTTCGACGCCCCGTTTCTTGTCAAAGAAGTCCAAATGAGAGACAAGGTGTTGTTTATGCCCGATCGTATCGTAATCGATATTTTCAAGAGCATACAAGACGACTATGTCGTAGACTATGTCATATGAGCACAAGGCATACGCACGCAGAGAGAAGAGGCAAGAGGCCGTACAAGTATTATCTATCGATAAAAGAGATTCTGGCAAGACGACAAAAGGCAGGTGGTCCTGTGACTGACTGGAATGAAGAACTTGAGAAGGCGACGGAAGATGCATTGGAATCAGCAAAAGCTGTGATCCGTAAGGATGGCACGAAAAGTAAGCCGTACTGCATATACAGCAAGAAGGGCAAAAAGCTTGGCTGTTTTGAGACTCGCAAGGGAGCCGATAAGAGATTGGCCGAGATCGAGATGTTCAAGCACATGAAAGGGGACGAATCGAAATGAGTGACAAATGCCACTGTGAAGGTCTGATAAGGACGATCACACGCCCCAGAGGGCGGATGGAAGAACGATTAGGAGGTAAAGGATGAGTTGGTCAATTGATGATTTGCCGTGGCCCATCAGGTGGCCGATCTATTTTTTGATGTATTGGAAATGGATCGTAGCCGCTCTTTTGGTTATCGGAACCGGTTGTTGGTTTTTTCTGTAATCGTCTGCCAGAGGCAGGGGAACCATAAAGGCTTGGCCGCTGAGCCGTATCAGCGGCAACTTGATGCGGGGTAGGGCAGTTTGGTTAGCCCATCGGGCTCATAACCCGGAGGTCGAGGGTTCGAATCCCTCTCCCGCTATTTTCAGTTTTTTTTCATTTTTCTTGGCACAAACCTGTTGGTTTGGGGTATAATGATATGTAGGAGGAATGAATCGTGAGAAGCTTGTATAGAAAACCCGGACGGAATTATCCATTAGCCCCAGCCGTACTCAATCTGCGCGCGCCTGGTGGTGATGCGGGCTAGTCTCTCTGTGAACGATTTCAGATAAGACTTTTGCTCGCGAGAAATCGCGAGTTTTTTTGTAGGAATATCGGACCATGAAGACAACCGTCGTTAATATTCGTCGACAAGAATACGATGAATACATTGGCAGGGCGGGGAACGGCCATGATGGATATTTCGGCAATCCTTTCAGCGTTGCCCAAGATGGTGGTAGAAAGAAGGTCATAGAACTCTATCGCAAGTATTTTCTGAATCGATTGAAAATTGATCCTGAATTTACACGTAGAACAAAAGAGTTGAAGGGAAAGCGGCTTGGTTGTTTTTGTAAGCCGGAAGCTTGTCACGGAGATGTGATCGCTGAATATTTGGAGAAAACCATGAAGGTAGTTATTTGCGGCAGTAGAGATTGGTCACACGATGGAGTTGAGGTGATAAGAAAGCGACTTTTCGATCTTCCGTCTGATACTATTATAGTTGAGGGCGGTTGCGATGGTGTTGATACCATGGCTCGTAACCTTGCTTTGAATATGGGTTTTGAAGTTGTTACGTTCTGGGCAGCTTGGAAGAAGTATGGGTTGTCAGCAGGACCGAGAAGGAACATCAAGATGCTGGATACAAAACCGAGTCTTGTGATTGCCTTCCACGACGATCTGAGTAAGTCTAAAGGGACTAAGCATATTGTGACGGAAGCTAGGAAACGTGGAATCGAAACTGAAGTAATCGGAGTAGATTGATGCGAATCCTTCTGGACCTTGATGACACAGTTATAATAAGAGGCAATTTGCATCCTCAATTTGCCAGATTTCAGGATTGGGCTAAGAAAGGTGGTCATCATGTTATTGTTTGGTCTTGTCACGATGATGGCCAAGTTATCGCTCAGTTGATGGGATTTGACTATAGAGATAAAGAATCTCACGTAAAACCAATCGCTGACGTTTTGATAGATGATCATTGCCAGGAGTTTGAGAAATTGTGTACTGTCAATTCAACATGTTCAACGCTTGATGGTTTTTTGAAGTTAGTGAAAAACGGGGTGTAGCTCAATTGGAAGAGTGCGCGGTTTGGGGCCGCGAAGTTGAAGGTTCGAGTCCTTTCACCCCGAGTCTTGCCCGTAGCTCAGGGGATAGAGCGAGCGGCTGTTAACCGCTAGGTCAAGGGTTCGAATCCCTTCGGGTAAGTTGGAGAAGAGACATGAAGAGAATGATTCGTAGGATGATTTGTTGGTTTGCTGGATGCAATTATATCTGTCTTCATATGCATAATTGGGAAACCGATTTCAATCGATCTTCTACCATGAGTGGATGGCAATGTGCTCGCTGCGATGACAGACTACACGAACAGTGGGATGGGTAAAATGGCTGATATGTACCATAGTTCCGATCCGGAAATTGAGGCGGCTACGCATCGAATACGTAAGCAATTTCATGATACCATAAGAGAGATTGAGCAACAAGGTCAACAGCTTGATAACGTAGAAGCTTTTTTGATTAGCTCCAATGATTTGTATGAAGTGCAGAAGATGTTCCACAGAAGTAACGGCGGTGCCGATCCAGATGGACAAATGAGAATGTATGGAGTCAAGATAATTGAAAGTCAATACATACCAGATGGTATGATTTTCAAGGTGTTCAAAAATGATCATCAACAACCATTTTTCTCTCCAGGTATCCATGCCATTCCAATATCTGGTAGTGGTGTGATACCTAATCGGGGGCTTTCGAAAGAGCAAATCGAAGACACCATGCTTCCGGTTACAACTACGATAGATGTCGATGATATCACCACAGTAGATATCAAAGAGAATATGGAAAAGGCAATCGAAGCAGTAAACAAAGTAATTGACGAGCCTATACCAAAAGGCTATGTGTCACAGAAGAAAAAGAGGCACAGCAAGAAAAGAAGGATCGAATTGGATAAATAGGGGGGGTAGCTCAGTTGGGAGAGCGCTGGCTTTGCAAGCCAGATGTCGAGGGTTCGAGTCCCTTCCCTTCCATTGGAGGTGAATTGTGAAATATGGTGATAATTGTTTGAAACGTATTACAAGATTTTTGCACAAATGGCTTCGATGTTCGTGGTATCACAGAAATCATCGTTGTTATCCAACAGTTTGGGTGGTCAATCCAACGTATTGGCATTGCACGAAATGTCATGAATGTGGTGAAGGTTTTGATTTGATTTCTGGGAAAACAAAAAGAACTTGGTTTTAGTCGTTGTAGCCTGTGTGTCCAAACAGGCAAAGGAGCGGGGCTTAAACCCTCGTGCCCGCAAGGGTTTCTGGGTTCGACTCCCAGCGCAGGCATTTTATTCGTGAGTGTGTGATGTGACCAAAAGATATACTGAACACGAATTTGTCTTAGCTGTCCGAAATTTTGTTAGGAAAAACAGTAAGGATCGGAGATGAGCCCCGGTATCCCAACGGCAGAGGAACATGGTTTAGAACCATGTCAGTATAGGTTCGAATCCTATTCGGGGCATTGAGCCTATGTGGCGGAACTGGCAGACGCGCGGGTTTCAAAAACCCGTGTCCGAAAGGGCGTACTGGTTCGAATCCAGTCTTAGGCATTAAGGAAGTCGGTATAAGTATGAAAATTGGTCACAAGGTACGTCGCAACTTTAATCTATATGTTTTGGTTAACTCTCGTATGCGGGTGATGGGCGAACTGCCATTTGTTTATGAACACAAAGATGGGTACTCTGCAATAGAAGCTTTTGCTTTCAAGGACTCAGATGGCAAGAATGTTCCTTGTAGAGAATCTGATTTACTTAGGAATGTACTTCTCGCTAAGGGGTATTTGAATCTTCATATTAAAATGTGGGCAGAGGGGATAGCGGAATATTTGTTTTTTATTGAGGAATTTCAGGTCGATTATCCGTGGTTACCAGATTGGGTTTGGAAGGCTGTGAAACGTCAATCAATAAAAATTCGCGAGCAGAATAAACTCAAGAGAGGTTAAAAAATCATGGGAATTCTTACATACACTAAACTGGTTTGATTTCGAAAGTTGTTTTGCAGTAGAGAGTTGACATGGAATACAGACAAGCGAAACGTGATGAATTAATTGTTGGCGAATCATTCGTGTATCAAAAACATGCGCCAGGACATTATTCTCCTGGTTACAAAACGGTTATACTCGAAGGATGGATCAATTACTCCACAAGAGGTTGTAACGGAAACAAAATTGTTTATATAGTCTCTACTGGTGGGAGTGTTTTTCTGGCCATGCCAGAACAATTGGTGGTTGAGTCATAAGGGTAGGTTGAGCAATTGGCTGGCTCGCCGGGCTGTAAACCCGGTCCCTTAACAGGGCGTGTAGGTTCGAGTCCTATCCTGCCCATTGTCGTAGCCGGTGTGGTTTAACGGCAGAACGCCTGACTGTGGATCAGGAGGCGCAGGTTCGACTCCTGTCACTGGTATTCGGGAATGTAGCTCAGCGGATCAGAGCGGCTGGCTCTTAACCAGCGGGTCGTGAGTTCGAATCTCACCATTCCCATATGGGTTGGTAGCTCAGTGGACAGAGCTTCCGCCTTTTAAGCGGGGGGCCGTGGGTTCGAATCCCACCCGACCCATTGGAGGTTTGTGATGGAAAAAACCAGATCGCTCATGAAGAAAACTGTTGATTTTCTTAGAGATCAACTTAAAGGAATGGGCGGCAATATCAATGACGATCTAATTTCTACTGTGACAATAGATTACAGTGGTCAACAGACACCGCTTGAACATCTGTGCTTGATCAACCAAAAAGACAGAAGAATATCTATAACACCATATGATCCATCGATAATGGCGAAGGTAGAGGAAGAATTGAAGAAGCAAGGTTTTGATGCGTACAAATTTTCTAAGACAACCGTGGTGGTAAACATACCGCTTATTTCTGGAGATACCAGACGAGAAGTTGCTTCAAAGATGAACAAACTTGGAGAAGACGCCAAGGTATCTGTCCGAAATATCAGAAGAAACTTCAGAAAAAAAAACAAAGATTGCGATGACAAAGAATTGCAGAAAATGACGAATATCGCAATTGAAGAAATAGACCAATTGATTTCAGGGAAAGTCTAGGAAAAAAGACATGAAACACCCACAAATAGAAATACGAGATCGTCTGGTTGCAGAAGGCGTGCTGAGATGTGCTGATCTTGATGATCTTCGTATCTACAACTACACCAATCACTGCAAACAGTGGGATGAAACTACGATAAACAGCAGAGGTATAATCTTCAATCGCCAGACAGGAGAGGTTGTGGCACAGACCTTCCCCAAGTTCTTCAACATGAACGAGAGAACAGACACTCAGGAGCGTAATCTACCATGGCACGATGGGTTCAGAATATTCAAAAAAGAGGATGGATGGTTTGGCTCTCTTTATCGTCATGCTGGTCAGCACAAGGTTGCTTCTCGCGGTTCATTCACTAGTCCTGGAGCGATATGGGCTTCGAAATTTCTAGATGATAATTACGATCTTGATGGATTCCCAGATGAGGTTACTCTAGTTTTCGAATTGATATGCCCAATCACGAAAATTGTTGTTGACTACGGAGATCGTGAGGATTTGGTTTTGCTTTCTGCGTATAATAGACACACCGGCAAAGAATATCGTTGGTGCGAAGTAGCAAGTTTTGCCAGCGATTACGGCTTTACACTCGTAAAGTCCTATGATCAAAATTGGTTAGGCGCGTGTCGTGGATCATTGAAGACCATTCCGGGTAATGAGCAAGAAGGTTTTGTTATCAGATTTACCAATGGCTTTCGTGTCAAAATCAAGTCGGAAGATTATTTCAGGCGGCATCATCTGTTGAGCAACCTTACTCCGCTAGTCATGTGGAACAACATGGTAGATGGAGAAGTGACAAAAGACGTTTGGAGTCAAGTGGATATAGAGTACCACGATCTTCTTAACAGTATTGTTGAAGTACTAGAGAAGCAGTATCAGACATTACATAGTGAAATTCATAAGGAGTTTGATGACATCTATTTCGAAGAATTCGGCGGAATTATGGATCGAGTTCCAAGATGCGATTTTGCAGCCAAGGCACAAAAAGTCAAGCATACGCCTGCCATGTTTGCTTTACTCGATAGTCACTATCACAAGGTCGACAGCTATGTGATGAAGAGGATTCGTCCTCACAATAACAAATTAGAACGGGATAATGTCGAATAATGTTGGGCTGGTACCTTAGATGGACAAAGGACTGGGTTTCTAACCCGGCTATCGTGGGTTCGAGTCCCACCCGGCCCGTTGTGTTTTTTTGAACGAACAAGATAGTGGGTCGGTAGCTTAATTGGCAGAGCGTCGGTTTCCAAAGCCGTTGGTTGAGGGTTCGACTCCTTCCCGGCCCGTTGAAGTGCCTGTAGCTCAGTCTGGCTCAGAGCGCACGCCTGATAAGCGTGATGTCGGTGGTTCAAATCCATCTAGGCGCATTGGTGTATAACATAGTAACACACCAGCCGCACCTCTTTCTCAATTGGGTTACGTGCATCAAGGGCTGGTTTTTTTTGGAGAACAAGATGAAAAATCGACAGCAGTCATCCCAATCGAGTAGTCAACGGTCTCTTGGCCGTCTGGGGGATGCTGTGTAGATTCGAGTACACTAAAACACAGAATCAGAACCGGATGGTCCCTTGGGATTGTCCGGTTTTTTTGTGCGCACTGGAAGATACCTCTGAATGGTCGGAAACTCGGTTTGAACCCGAGGGCGGCGTGATGAGCGTCGGGGGTTCGATTCCTCTATCTTCCGTTTTGGATTTACCTTGTTCTAAGGAGTATATATACTCCATAGAATGGGGTCTTTGGATGGTGAAGCAGAAAGGCCCTGCCGCCGGTTGCTAACCGGTTGGGGCGGTCAAACGTCTGTGGTTCGAGTCCACCGCCATCCGTATGGGCCGATAGCTCAACTGGACAGAGCGCCAGGCTTTGAACCTGGAGGTTGCAAGTTCGAACCTTGCTCGGCCTGTTATTATCTCTTGCAATGTGGGAAACACAGGAATAACGGCATCTGCCCCCATAAAAATACCCGTGGTGTATAAACCATTGGTGAATCTACTAAGCCTTCGTTCCTACGTTGGGCGGAATCTCAGTAGCCTTATCTTTTTTAGGGAGGTAGAGAGTTATGCCATTAGTAACTGATACATGGGGAGCGAATCTGAATCCGGCTCCAAAACCATTCAAGATGTACAAGACACTATCCGCTACGGCTGTGTCTGGATCGGCAGTAACCGATACGGAAGCAATTTTCACGAAGGACTGTCCTTTCGCCGTAAAGGTAGTTGCATTTGAAGTCCAAGCAGTATCGCTTGTCGCTAGTGGTTTTGCAGGCGCAGGGTCTAATCTGACTGTGGCATTGCAGACTTCCAACGAAGTTGATGCATCCCCAACAGCACCAACATCGGTAGTCTGGGATACAGCAATATCGGTTGATTGCTCAGGTGTATCGTCAGATACAGACAAGAGCCTGTTCAAGGCTCCATCCAATGCTGGCGACCGGGTCGATGTGAGTTTGGATCAGACATGGACTGCTGTTCCGAAGGGCGGTTCTTTGAGAACAACCTTGTCCGCTCAAGCCAACAATGCAGTTGGTGTGGGATTCTCCACTGGTGTAGAACTTTTGGCGATCGTTACGTGCGTTCCTACAGAGACGAAAGACCAAAGGCGATTCTAAGGTAGACTAGTCAAATACGACATATCCAAGGCCGGGAGCGAAAGCTTTCGGCCTTTTTTTATTGGCCATATTGGTGTATAATACATTGGATAGGATAGACTTAGGTCTGGGATAGACAGTGCCACTGTAACTTTGGGACTGGGAAGGTGCTAATTAAATGGTCGACAATGAGCGACTTATAGCCACGATAAGCTGGGGATGCATTCCGGCTGTTGTCAGCACCGACAAGGGAGAAATCATTTCACTCATACTCCGACCCCCCACACCCAAAGAGCAAGCCAAGTCTGTTTCAGTTTATAATCTAGAGATAAGACGCGGTAGTATTTTGAAGTTGTTTTCTGAACAGGAATTGCTTTCGTATTTGATAGACCTTAAACAGTGGAGCATAGAACAAGAAGACACAATCGAAGGACTACAAAAAGATATTCACACGATCAGACGAGGATTGCTTAGTCTTGTATTCAATACGACAAAACTTGAACACTCACGATCCCTTTTGCGTCGTGCCGAAAAAGTTCTGATGGAGCATCTAAAAACGAAACATAAGCTATTGCAGAACAGTATCGAATCTCATGCTGAGCTTTGTCAACAAAGATATTTGATGAGCCAGATTACAGAAGATGATGATGGTAATAAATTCTGGCCAACAACGGATGATTTCGACAATTTTTCAGATTCAGCATTAATATCTCAACTTTGTGAATATTACTATCGTAAGTCTCGTATGTTACCATCTGATATTCGTCGCTTAGCTAGATCGCCACAATGGAGATCATATTGGGAAATATCAAAATGTACCAATGATTTATTTGATAACCCAGTTACATCGTGGTCATTGAATCAGAGAGAACTTGTTTACTGGTCTACTATCTACGATTCGGTTTATGCGGCGTATGAGCGTCCTTCGAAACAAATTATCGAAGACGATGACTTGTTGGATTCTTGGTTTATTCATCAGGGAGAAAAGATTGATAGTAAATCGGCTGAATCTAGTGTTAAAACGCCTAATAAACCAGGAAAGAATGAAGTTTTCATAATGTCTGATCAGGATGGTTCGAAACGTGTTTACAATATGAACGATCCAAAATCTCGTGCTCAAATAAGGGCTCGTCAAAAAATATTACAACAGGAAGGTTCTATAACAGAACAAAATATGCCCGATAGTCAACGAGAAATGAGACAACAATTATCGGAGATGCAAAAAAATCATGTTAAAAGCATCAATCGTAGATAAGGAAACTGGAATGCTTGAGAAAGAAAAAGAACTAGCAGCATTGCGACGCATCCAAAAAGATGTTCGCAATGGACGAATAGCTCACGACTCTAGAGAGCGACTTAAAAAAATAGCGCAGAAAAAGTTCAGGACTTGTTTTATTTCTGCCCTTTCTGAGTTCGAAAGTCAGTTTGGAGTTTTGCTTTGGGGACACAGTTTGTCAAAAGAGGAAATGACTCCCGAACAAATTGCCAATAGGGTGATTTGGGAACAGGTTCGGAAGAATATCCTCGACAAAGGAAACGCTCAATCGCGTGCATTGGGCATGGAAATAGATTTACATCATATAGAATTCCAAGGATATCACATGCATTTTGGAGGAAAACCAGATGGACACTAGAAAAGTTGTTGTTGAAACAGTTGACGTTGATGGCAAGCCACTAAAGTTGGCAATTATTCGTCCAGGCAACAGGATTGGACAAGAAGCCAATATGGCTTACAATTTACGAATGGCCAGTTTGATCAGAAAAGGATCACAAAACAGTGGTAATAGATTATTGCTCAGGGCTGAATTGGAAGAGTATCTTGAGAAAACGGGAGTATGGACATTGAAAGATGCTCTTGACGTGGAAAAATTAGCTCTAGAAATACGTGCCCACGAATTGATGTTGAAGAAAGGTGGAATGACCAATCTAGAAGGACGCGACCTAGCTATTCAAATGGCTTCGAAGCGTCAGTTAATTATGGAGAAACACGCTAAGCGTCAGCAATTTGATTCTACTACGGTCGAATCTCAAGCTGAGAATTTCCGTTTTGAATTTTTGCTGGTCAATTGTCTTGTTTTTGAAGAGAGCGGAGCTAAGTTCCTGAAAAATCACGATGAGTACGTAGAGAGGCAAGACGAAGCAGCAGTGGTCGATGGTGCTAAGACGTTGGCCAATATGATCTATGGCCTGGATGCAAATATACATGATCATATGTTCGAGATGAAATGGCTCAAAGAAGCTAAGTTCGTCGACGATGATGGTCGATACATTACCAAGGATGGCGATATGACTGATCAGGGTGGTCGTCGAGTAAATAGAGATGGTCGTTATATCAACGAAGCTGGAGAAATGGTTGATACGTTTGGGAGATTAGTGGACGAGCATGGCAATCTGTTGGTCGAGGTTTCAAAACCATTCACCGATTCAGAAACGGGTGAAGATATGTTTATCTGTGGTATAGGCGTTAAGCCAAAAGCAGAAAAGAAAAAGAAGAAATCCAAGTCTACTACACAAAGGAAAAAGTCTAAGAAACGCAAAGTAGCTGCGGAAAACAGTGACTAGAGGGGGATGATTTAATTGGCATTTGTTCTTGACGTTAATCTCAGAATTCAAGACATCATTGGCTTGGAGAAGGTTAAGGCTGCTTTGTCCAAGTCACAGGGTGCTGCGCAAGTTGGAGGTGCTGCTGGTGGTGTTGGCGGCAAAGGCGTTGGTGGTACAACAGCCTTTACTTCTGCAACTAAAGCACAGACTTCTGCTCTCATTGCAACCTCGGCGGCTATGAACAAAGCTACTTTGGCACAAAACAGACTCAATGTTTCCAGTAAGAAAGCTGGTCCAGGTTTACAGAAAACTGCCGCAGGTGCCAAAGCGGCTGGTAAAGCAGCAGAGACTTTTGGACAAAAAATGAAACTAGCTGGAGTAAGGTATGCTGCGTTTGTTGCAGCGACTGCTGCTCCACTTGCCATAATCGCCGCATTTGGAAAAGCTACCGCTGCTGTTATAGAATTTGATGGTGCAATACTTAAACTCCGACAGATCACAAACCAAAGCAATTCCGAGATAAGCGGTATGCGAGATACAATTCTAGACTTAGCAGTTGCCACTGGTACCTCTGCCAGCGAGATTGCTCGCGTAGCTAAAGTTCTTGCACAGGCAGGTCAGCGAGGCGACGAGTTGGAAGAATCACTGAGCGCACTTGCTAAGGTGCCACTCACTCCGTCGTTCGAAACAATGGATGCTGCTATCGAAGGTTCTATCGCTGCTCTTAATCAGTTCAACCAAGAAGGATTAACTACCACAGAAGTTCTAGATGTGATGACAGAATTGTCAAACAACTTTGCTGCATCTTCGGAAGATATTGCGAAGGGTATCTCTCGCGGTGGTGCTGCGTTCGAAGCTATCGGAGGAACATTTAGAGAATTCGCTGCTGTGTTTACCACAATTAGGCAAGCTACAAGAGAGAGTGCAGAAACTATTGGTACTTTCATGAAAACTATCTCTTCTCGTCTTGCTGACCCAAAGATCGTTGATTTCCTTGAGGGCAAGGGTATTAGAATCTCCGAAGCGATCGAAGCTGGCAATCCGGTCGAAGCAATCAAACGCATCGCTGCTGCTCTTAAAGATACGCAAAGCATACAAGACAAAATCGAAATTGGAACCAAGCTTGGCGGAAGACGACAAATCAGTCGTTTGTTGGCTTTGGTTAGTAATATTGATGTTTTGAATGAGACGCTTGGAGCAGCAAATCGATCTGCCGGTGCTTTTGGTGAGGTGGCAGAAGTTGGTTTGGCTGGTCTTCAGGCTCAACTGAATATTCTGGTACAAGAATTCAACAAGCTTGTCCAGACTTTGGCTGAACCACTTTTCATTCCCCTTATTAGGGGTGCAGTTACGGCAGGTAAAGCATTCATTACCATGGTTGAAGTTATCAAACCCGTTATTCCTTTCTTGGCACAAATGATTGGTTTCGCTGGTGGATTCAAATTGCTGGCTATTTCGATAGGTGCTGCCGCGAAGGCTCTGTCATTCTTGTCTACAGCAGGTATAGGTGGCGGTCTTGCTGCCAGCTTCGGGGCTTTGAGAGGTGGAGCCGGGAATATTCAAGGCGGCGTCGCTGGCGGTCTTGCTAGAGAACGAATTATGCGCAGATTAGGCGGTCAGGCTGGTCTTGAGGTTGGTGCTGGAGCCGGTACGGCAGTGGCAGCGGGTGCTGGTGCTCAAGCTGCTTCAGCCGCCAAATCAGCAGCAGTTTCTAAAATTGGACAACTTGCTGCCGTAGCCGGAATAGTTCTGGTTGCCAGTACTATGAAAGAGTCTTTTGTAGAAGCTGGAGATTCTGCTGGAGTATTGGCTACAACATTTACCCAAGCTGTCGGAGTTATGCTTGTTGCCATCTCTTTGATTTCTGGCAAAAGTATCTTCGAAGCTCTGAAGGGGATGGGAGGTGCGCTTGGTAAATTCGGCAGCGCTCTAGGTATCGGTGTTACTGCCATGGCAGCTTTTGCCTTTGCTGCAAAACAGGCTGTAGATTTAGACCTTGGTAAGATTGTGGATGCTGCCCAAAAAAGAGTTGCCTCAATAAAAGTAGTGCCTATTGAAGCTGGCGATCTTAAAGGTCTAACATTAGCAGTGGGAACACTTGGGGAAGAAGCTATAGCTGGTATCCAAGAGTCCGTTAAGAGATATGGTGAAGGAGTAAGTGGATTTTTTGCCGAAAGATTAGCGCGTCTTGGGAATCTATTTGGTGGCGAAGGTCTAATTACGATTAGCGATTCACAAGCACAAAAAATCATAGATGATATTGTTGGTTCAAACCCCGAATTACTCAATGAGATTTTCCGGTCAGCAGTCGAACAATTTGGCAAAAGTGGTTTCTTGGGTGGTATCGACAAGCTGTTAGCACAATCTCCCAATATCAATCCAGAAAGTGCTGCTCGTCTCCGTGGTGCTTTGGTCCAGGCACTTGGAGGAATAGAGAAGGTTGTTAGCAGAATAGGTCAGATACAAATTGATGCCAAAGCTAGCAAATTAGCTAATGCTATAGACAAAGCCAACCAAGCTTTTGCATCTTTGCATATACCAACTGTTTTAAGTGGGCAGCTTTCGTTACTAAGTACATCTGTTGGCAAAGCTGCTAAGGCAATTCTTCAGAATGTCAATTTGTTTGACGATTTGAGTCAAACTCTCGGTAAAGGACTTAGTTTGCCGCAGTTGGGAACAGAATTTGAAGACGAAGCTGTTAGGAATATCTTATCACAAGGTAAGCTAGCAGAGTTGCTTGGTACAGAACAATTCGCCCAACTAGACTCGTTTACACGACAATCACTTCAGATAAATGACCTTTTGAACGGGTTTTTCCTGTCACTTGCTGCTAGTTTGGCAAAGGCTGATGATGTGGCAGGTTTGGTAGAGGGAAAGGGTTCACTTATTAGTCCCTTTGATATGATTAATGAACTTGTAGAGAAGTTTGCTGAAGACTCTGGGGCGGGCCTTTCACCCGAAGCCCTCGATTTGCTGAAAGTAGCTGCTCTCAAACTTAGCGAGGCTGTCAGAACAGGGGTGGTCAGTGCCGTAGCTTTGGTAGATGATCCAAATGCAATAATAAAATCAGTACAAGACACTCTCGGTGGCAATATTGCGATTACAGATGCCATAGTTAAAGTAGTGGGTGATTTGTTGAATGCTTCTGCACAACAGGCGGCGAGACAATTAGAATTCAAAAAGCTTGAACTAGAAAGCAAACTTCAGACTTCTGTTACTCCAGAACAAGACATAAAAGTTTTGAAAGACCTTGCGCAATTAAGCGGTTTTGATATTGATACAACTGCTTTGGACGCGGGCCAAACAAGTATAGAACAATTTATAGTTCAATTGGCCGCTGGTGGAGATGAGTTCGCTGCGATTGCTGAACTATTTGGCCAATCATTCCAAGAATTCGCTACAGCATTCAAAGCAGTGGAAGATCAACAGGCGACTGGTGAAAATGCGAATTTAGAATTGGGTGAATCAGCCGTTAAGGCTGGAGAAAAAGTTCTGGCATTGAGCGGTTTTATGCAACAATTAGAAAAAATTATGGGGACACTACCAGAAAGTCTTGCCAAAATACAAGCCGAAAGAGCGAAAGGTGGTTCCTTTACTGCTGTTCTTGGCGGGAAACCACAGATAGGAAGACAAACAGAAAAACAACAAGAAGCATTTCTAAAGGCGAATACAAAGGCTCTCCAAGACATGCGGATAGCGGTAGAAGGATTTAAGCTCCAAACTATTGTTGAAACTTCTGACATATTCAAAAAACCTTCTGATCACTTCGTTGCTGCTCTGGCGGATAGCACCAAGGCTCTTACACTCTGGGTCAGTAAGTTGACAGACATTGACATACAGCGTGGTGCGGAAGTCTTAACCGATGCAAAGTTAGTATCGGGAAGTGTCGGAGCAACACGACAAGTTTCTGATACATCACAATTCGCCGTAGAACAACAAGCGGTTCAAACAAGAGGATTGCAGATAGGTGTTCTTGGTGCTCAAATTAGCGATTTCCTTGACAACTTACGTGTATCAGCTATTGGTCTTGCTCAAGAAACTGCTAATCGAATAGATGTTGGAGAACTAGGAGGGGGTGCAGCCGAGTCCCAAGAACTCAGAAGATTGGTGGACGAGCTAAAGAATGTTAATAATTTGAACGATGTCCCTGGTTTGATCAATGTTCTTGGCAATTTGGATTCAACACTATTGGCTCAAAGAACTGTTGAATTGGGTCGAATTCAGGCAGAAGACCCTGGTGCGGGTGAGTTGCAAAAGGCTGCTGCGGCGATGAATGGTGCTACTGCGCAATTGGCGCTTGTTCAGCAAGTCATAGAAAATCCATCTATTCTTCGTGAACCAGAGAGGCTCCAAGAAGAAATAAGTCCTAACTTCCTTGCTCTGTTAGAAGCTATGCGAGACATTGTTACTCAACAACCTACAGATACTCCCAGAGTTTTTGAAGACATGAGCACTAACGTGCTTGAAGCTGCTAGGGTCAATGAGAGTGCTGCTATTAGTACGAACGAAGCTGCAACATCATTTAGTACCGCTACAGTCGATATACTTACAGGTGCATCATCAATATCCGAAGCTAGTGTTGCGTTTAATGAAGGTGTCGGTATCTTGCAAACAATCATCGATCCGATAAGAGATGTACTAATGGGACCACCAGCGCCAGATGCCAATACTTTGGATGAAGGTGTTAAAGAAGCGATGGATGCGAATACTCAGGCCATAGGAGAAGTTAGAGATGAAATGCTAGGGGTTAAAGAGGCTATCCGAGAAGGAACAGAACAAGAAGCTGAGATAGCTAAGGAGCAAAAAGAAGAACCTGTTGAGATAGAAGGAATACAAGACAATACAGATGCAGTTACGAAAAACAGTGCTGAGTTTGAAAAGACGGGTGAAGACATGCGTGGTCTCGGTGAAGATATGGATCGAATGGCAACTGCTATGGCTGATGGCGTTGGTGTTAACGTTGAAACCATGAGTGAAGTTACTGTTGACGTGTCGAGTATCAGCGAAGCTGCAAAAGAATTCACCGACGAGTTTGAAGCTGTTGCTATTAGAGTTGCTAGAGCAGAAATTAACGCGGCACTTGCCTCATTAGCTGCTGCGTCCAGCAATGCTGAATTGGCTTCGACTTTCGAATCAGCTAGGGGTTAGTCGTAGTACGCAAACAGAGGTAGCTGATGGCATTTAGACATTATGCAGAACTTATTGAGATCATCACTCCAACCGTCATCGGTACGTGGACGGAGTACGATCTTACATCTCATCAAATCCCGCCCAGTGCAGTTCTAGAAGTTGCTATTAATGTTTTGAGACCTGATGCTCCAGTGTATGGTGGTGTTAGGGCAACATCCGGGACACTTGACCGTCGTATTGACATAGTAAGAAGTTCGGACGGCGATTCTTTTGTGACTATGCACGTACAGGTCGATGCTGATAGAAAAATTGAGTATTACGCAGAACATCTCACCAATGTCCAATTTAATATGGTAGGATATTGGGTTGGTTGCGAATATTTTGAAAGATTTGACAGCTTCAGTCCTATTGCTAGTTCTGGTTGGGAAAGCAAGGCTCTTGATACATACGGAATTACTGGTGGCCAAATAGTAGATGTCACCATGACAAACGTAGATACCGCTCTTGCAAGAGAAGTAGGTGTCAGGGCTAGCGGTTCTACTCGCGAACACTTGTTCGACCTAACCCAATCTATTAATGGCGGCGAAACTTGCTTGAGTCAATGGGTTCAAGCAAGTGGTGTCACCGCTGCAATTGACATATATGCCGAAGATAATACTGACTGCAATGTCTATATTCTAGGATATCTCAATGTTGCACCCGGAGACTATACAGAAGCAGATGTTTCTTTTCCGAAACCTAGCATTGATTCTACCTGGGAAACACTTGATGTTAGTGCCTCTGGTATTCCCAATAATTCTGTTGCTTCATTCTTGTTGGGTCAAAATCTTACTGACAATCAACTCATTGGTGTAAGAAATACATCATCTTCTGATGATCGATACGTCAACTTACAAGAATCGTTAAGTGAAGATGGTCTCAGTTGGATTCAAATGAATGTTAATGTTGACTCTGGCGGTAATGTTCAACATTTAGCCGGGGATATTAGTCCCGATGACCCACAATTTGTAGTCGTAAGCTATTGGGATAATTTTGTTTCTGGTCAAATACTTCCACATGCCGCTGGAATCGATATGATCATAATAGGTCGTGACCCAATTGTACATTACGTAGAAGGCGATCCCACAGTGTTCACTACCACCGGAGTAGGTACGTGGGAAGAGTATGACATATTCACAAATAGAAATGTACCAAAGTCAACCGAAAGAGACCCAGTTGTCGCAGAAATACTTCTGGGAAATCAATTTACATCAATATCTTACAGTGGTGGTGTTAGGTCTGTAGACAGTTCACTAGAACGCAAATTCGGTTTACGCATACCAACCGGCAATGGATATGATCTTGTTAGTATGCTTGTTCCGGTTAGCTCTGGCGGAAAAATCGAAATATATGCCGATAGTGCATCTTGGGTTAATTTTTGGTTATTGGGGTACTGGGTAGGTGCAACATATGTAGAAACGATGGAAGAGTTTAGTGTTGGCGCAGATAGTGCCTGGACTAATGTTAATCTAGGAACAGATTACGTTTCTCAAATAGTCGATATAGTGATTTCTAATGCGAACACCAGCATACAACAAAGTGGTGGAATTCGACAGGTTGGTTCGTCCCTTAATCGTTATCATTCAATATCCCCTGGCCTTACGAATTATCCAGATCATACTAGTCTCCATGTAAATACAAGTGGCGTTAACGGCACAATACAAGGATACGCAACGACAGATGCAGACATAACTCTTACGGCTATTGGTAGATGGTCTTTGGCTCCCGGAACCTACAATGAAGCTTTTGAGGTTTTGGCAGATACGACTACCGATCATATTTGGCAAGCAAAAAGTGTAACCGTACCAGATGGCAGTATAGCCGAAGTGGTTATCGAAAACCGTGACAACAATAACGAACGCAACTTTGGTTGCAGAGAGGTTGGTTCTAACAATAATAGATTCTTTACTATTCGTCAAACGAATATAGCACCAACAGATACGTGTGCCGATACATTACGAATTTCCGTAAACGTAATAGGAAGTGAAATAGAATTAAAGACCAACAGCACCGCAGATCAACATGAATTTCTGACTTTAGGTTATTGGGATGCACTGAAATTTATCCCAGGAGACCCCATAGCTTCAACTGGTAACGTTAATCTTTATGTTGGTGGTGCTCCACCACTTTCAAGTGGGAATCACGATCTTTACATGGGTGGGTCATTAGGCGCTCAAATAATTTTAGATTTTGATCTCTTTATGAGCGCACCAGAAGCTGTGAGTGGACAATTCCCGCTGTTCATTGAAAATAGAGTAGTTATTGACACAAGTGGGGCTTATCCATCTGGATTAGAAATGGTTACCACCGGCCATGAATTAGCCACTGGCTCTATGGATATGGTCATAATCGGTCCACTACCATCCAGTGGTCAATTGTCTTTATACACACAAGCGGGTTCATTCGATTCTATTGATTTGTTTATGCACGGCGTTTTTGTTAGAGACCGCATTAGAGATTTGTACATCAAAGGACCAGAATTCATTACGACGAGTGGAGATTTTGCCTATCCATTAGATGCGAGTCTGTTCACTACTCCGTCTGGTGGCCCAAGTCTAAACTTGGTCACTAGGGGACCGCTACCATTTACATCCGATGCCGATTTATTTATGGAAGCTCACTTACCAATAACTGGAACAATGACGCTATATATTGGACCGCTACCCGCACGGCTGTCATTGACTATGTACATAAAAACAGAATCTAGTACCTCCAACAACTCAGTCAATCTTTTCACACATGGATTTATTCCTGCGTCTGGACAATCTGGAGTCAATCAAACATTTAACAATATGCCTTTGTATCTTGAAGCTACAGACGCTAATTTCCCATACACAGCAGGCGGGACGCAAAATTGGTCTATGTTCATGCGAGTGGGTTCGGGGAATCTAAACCAAGACCAAAATTGGTCTATGTTCCTGAAGGCGGATACTACGACGAGTGGGTCGTTCAGTCTTGTTACTTATGGACATGCATCTGGATCATCTCCACACGGGAACGAATTGAGTGGTACCCTCAGTCTCCGTTGTAGTATCGATCCATCTGATCCTGGAAGAATCGGGTATATACCACACGAAGCACAAAACCCGTGGACACTATTTCTAAGGGTAGATCAGGGACTGTTCAATACCACCACTCTGTATATATCGGGTGCAGCCCCAATCACTATTTTTGCGTCTGGCGATCTGTTTATCGAAGGACTCTTTGGACAACCTACTGGTACAGTACCTCTTTATCTAATGGGCGTTTCTGGTATCGTGAACAACGGTCCTAGTGGACTTAGCTTGTTCTTGAATGCTGTCGTTGGGGTGTATAATACCAGTGGAAACATGTATATACACGGGTATTAGGAGGAAAAAATGGCTACTGTTTTGTATGATGGAAATTCGATTGTACCTGCACCGTTGATCACTATCAACAAGGTGTATAGTGCCGCTCCTGACGGAAGCAAGCATGGTGTTGAATATAACATCACCTTGGCAGGGACACTTCTGCCGTTCCGTGGTTCTCCGAGTGGGAATTATGTTATAGGAAATCCATCCACTGCTTTTTGGACGGCTGCTGGTCTTCCTCCTGATGATACCTTCGTCGGTGGCGATACACCATTTGTTCGTTTGCAGCGAAAACAAGAAGCTATTAGATGGCTTTTCAGAGAAGATGGAAAAGAACTTGAATGGTATGGAGGCGCTGCTTCTCCTGTAAAGTGTCGCCCAAAGGTTTTGTCGATCACATTCCCAGAAGGACAATGGTCTGATCGTTCTCAGTATGTTGTCGAACTCAATGCCGAATATCTAGTTGGGATAACTGACGAAGATTCTTTTGATGCATCTGGCCTTATCAGTGTAGCTGAAAATTGGGATTTTAGTGAGGTTCCTGGACACAACGGCAAGGTATACGAGATTAGTCATGTTGTTGAGTCTCAGGGAGAGCTTACTTTTGATGTATCAACTGGTGCCACAATTCAGGCTTGGTTGAATGCCAAGAGTTGGGTTAACGCAAAAATTGGTGGTACACCAGATAGTGATTTTGTGGGCTTCGCAACTGGTTTTGTTAACTGGGTCAATGGTGGGTATTCAAAGTCAACTAGGGTTTCGGAAAAAAATGGAACATATTCTGTTACCGAAACTTGGACAATACGAGAAGCTGGTCCATCCGAGACGGCTGCTACTTACATCGAAGAATCATTTACCGTTGTTAGTACTGTCAGCGATGATGCGTTCGAAGTTGGTTACAATGGTACTATATTTGGTCTTCAGGCTAATGAGAGGGTTGGTGGTCCGACTGCAACAGCTAACGCAAAAGCTGCAATACCAACTAACGCTGCCGCAAAGGCTTCTACTGAAGCAGCATTAGGCGTGTTGCTGTCTGGTGTTACACTCACCGACACTCCGAATCAAAGAGATATCACAGTAAACAACAAAGATGGTGTTGTGAATTTCGCCTTTAATTGGTCTGCCGGTGAAGCTTCTACATTTACGCAATCTAACGAAGCTACCCTTTCTTATGATACTACCAATGGAGTTTACAACCTTGGTTTGGTTGTTAATATAAAGGGAGTGGGAGATACAAAAGCCATACGGATCGATAATGCAAGAAGCAATATACCCGCAGATTTAGATGCTCGTGTTTTGGCTGTTAGTCTAATAGGTTCTCAAATTCCTACTGGCGTTGTGTTTCTTGGCACTCATATATCTAAGTCGAACGCCATGAATGAAACAAACGGTTCGTCTAATACATCATGGACCTGGACAGATAGAGACCCGAATAATGTTGATATTTCAGTCGATACTGATTACCCAAAAACTATATCGGCTGAGATTACTATTCCTGGTCGTCTTGCTGGCCCTGTGATCCAAAACATCAACACAACTACCGCACAAAGGATTACTGTTGCATATACTTCTGATGGTCACAGTTCGGAACCTGATAAGGATACTGTAGCAGATACAATGGATACGGCGGGTGGTATTCCTTTGATACCGCAATTTGCTGTTGGTTCATACATCTTAGACAGCGATCGCGTAAAGTGGAATCCAGGTACTGGTAAATACAACAGAACTAGAGTTCACACCGTTACGGAAGGTTAATCGTTATGGCAACGACAGTAGCTGAACAAGAAGTTCTTTATGTATCAGAATCAGGTATAATTGCATCTGATATATTCGGCTGCGCTTTCAAATCCATGAGTGCTGAGACGGGTTTCAATGGTGCTCCAAGCACCATGGATATTATTGTTCTAGAAAGAAATCCTGGCGATTTTACTCTCAATAGATACTCGATCGACGATATGCAAGTTATCAAAATAGGTGAATTTCGTATGACTGGATTTGTTGAATCTTATGAGCGGACTAGTATAAACAAACAGGGGTCTGGTCTTTACACCGTTCAAATAAAAGACGCAAGAGTTGTGATGCAAACTGCAATGATTGCTAATCTCGGTACACCGCTACCTACCAGCCGTATTGGAGCGCCAAATAATACCAGACTAGTGGTTCGACACAATATTATTAGTGTCAGTGGAATTCCTTCTGGTACTCGTGCTAGTGGAGTTAACAGAGAAGAATCAACCGGTTTAACTCTTGGCGATGTTATAGCAAGCCTAGAAGGAAATGTTCTTTATTACGGAGATCGCCAATTTGAATTAGACCTTAGTGAGTTTTCTAGTTTGGTTGATTCATCTGGAGACGGACCATCTGAACATTTGGTACAAGGGAAAACTAGGTCTCTTGTTTCTATCCTCAATGAATATACTAGCAAGGTAGGTGTATCATGGTGGGTTGATACTAGAAAAAAAGGTGTCTCTGATGATTTGTGGATTATTAGCGTCAAGACGACTGATAGAGATGCGAATCGTGCTAGAGACATAACAGATGTGACACTCGATACTTTAGCAGCACTTCATGATGGAGAGATAATAAGTCGGAAAGATGGGTTCGAAAGAAACCATAGTTTGAGGCGTAAATACGTTTTTGGTGGAGTTAGAAGGTCACTCGGGCTCATAAACGACATGGAAGAAGAATTAGTTAATAATGGTCAGGGTAATTACAAGGTTAAACCTATTTTACAACGGTCGGCTGGACAATTTTGGGGTTTTGATAAAGACGGAGTTCCTCTGTTGAATCCTGCCTATACGAAGCCAAGTAATCCAGATGTTCTTATACCAACCAATTTTGACGAAATGGAAGAAGCTCTCAATGGCGGTCTCAATGACGAGAGAGACTTAGAGAAATTGAGATCATTAAAGAGATATATGAACACCCATTGGGGAAGACAATTTTGGTATCGCATGAATGAAAGAATAGAAGTTATACCGAATGCTTGGTGGTCAACTGTCGGACTTGATGTTCCATTCAGTAAGAAGGAAGATTTTCCAATTGAATACGCTAATGGAGAGATACTTGCACCTTATCCCAATGGAGCTAGGCCATTTTCCAATAGCAATATGCTTAAGGTATCGACAGAAGATGGCCGTTATGTGCCGTTTGTTCAAATAAATGAATTTTCTGTTTCATCTGGGATCGTAGAGTACAAAAATAATGGTGCTGCATATAGAGAATTCAAAAATCATTTTATCCAATGGACACCTATCGTTTCTAGGTCTCACCATCTAATATACGACTTTGATGTGTTTGGTGATCCTAGAAAATATATGAGATGTTCTCTAACTCAATTTGATAGATATGTAATCATAACTCTTCCGGTCCCGATGAGTAGATATGTGGTCGATGCGGATACTGGTGAAATAGATTATGATAGAATTACTCGTCACAACAAATTGGATCATTTGTGGTTAACTTCTATGGATAGAAGTGCGCATTATGGACCATGGACTGATGGCGGAAACGTAGAAACCAGAAGACTTGAGCAAATAGCGAATGAGAGACCAATAGATGGTTACACAGCATCCCAAATTGCCGAGATAAGTTCGCTTCAAGAAAAGGCTAGGTTTATAAATGGTAGAGTATTGTCCCACGTAGATAGAGATTTGGTGCCGTGGGCTTTTGGTGGTCGAGGTGTTACAAATGAAATTGCAGACGCCGCTATGGAAGCTGAAGGTGTTAAAAAAGCTGACTTCAAATCACAAGAAAGAGTATTTCTTACTGGACAACTAGAAGTTGCCGGTTTGCCTGTTTTGGATTTATCACAATCAATAGCTTCAACCTTTGGAACTGGAAGTCTTACCAATATTACTGAAATCTATATTCGAGCCGACAATAATGGAATAACGACCAGATATACGATGGCTATCAACTCCAGAGATCGAACAAGCAGTGCTCAACCAGCTAATGAACTACAACAAATTCAAGAAGAGAAAGAGATAACCCAAAATTTAGATGATGAAGATGAATTTCCAGAACTTCTAGATGATTTGGTACCACTAGCAGATGAACTTCTGACTAGTGATACAGATATTGAAGAGGAACTTAGTGATGCCCAAACCGATCCAGTAGACCCACCGACTGGGCCGAGTGACGGATCGCTTGAGTTCATTTATGACAAGCCAGATGGAGGATTAGGAGTTATCAGTGTCAAGGAAGGTGGTCCTTTCTATGCTGTGAGACGATTGGATTACCGAGATATTGATCCAACATCATATGCTGGTGGACTTGACACTACCGGATCATACTTCTTGTCAGAGTGGACAGGTGTTCGCAATTTGGCAGAACCTGACAATAGTCCTGGTCTTCTCATCGTAGGAACAAGAGTGACTATAAGCATCTTTTCGCAAGAGGGTCTGGATGGCCCCTACTTGCCGTACATGGAACAGACACCACAAGTTTTCTCGCCACCGCCAGTGCAATAGGAGTAATTTTATGGATTTGGGTATTTTGCCAGACAACAAATTGATTAGCCTAGTTCTCCAGGGATACACTCCATTTCAACCAGAAGTTGGTATTTTCTGTGGTGCTTACCCTGGAATACTGTATCCGAATCCAACAACCTTATCCTATCCAAACTTCGATCCTTATCTGTATCAAGAAATGACAGCTACCGAATTTACCCCAGCCAAAAGATATATAGGTCTTGGTGTTGGAAACCCTGGTATTGACTACAAAAATCCTGGACATTTGCTGGGCATTTTTGACACATTCGGCAGGATGTCGTATGGAATTGGAGTATGGCAAGCCATACTTAACGGGGAAGACGGAAGTTCTCTTATTGGTCCTGCTGTTGAAATTGCCCTACCTCTAATAGATAGAAACTTCGAAGATGCCACCATTAGTTTAGGCAACATATATCCATCTTTGTCTGAAGTACCCTCTGCGTATCTGGATCATTTTTCTGTTAGTAGTGCTGGTATTCCTTCGCCAGACCCTCGTCCTGGTATTACATTTAGGCCCATGGGTATTGGTATTACACCAGTTACTAATCAGGTAGATGCAGAAGCTTTGAATCGTCTTTTTTTCGACAAGAGTGTATTTTCATATTTGGGACTGGCACAATATTTTCGTGCTGCGATAGACGCTTTGTCCACAGCAGCACAATCGTTAACAACCAAAGCCACACATACTTTTTCACTAATCGACCTTAACCATTGGAATAATTATTCTGGTACATCTTTTCTCGATATCCAGGGTAATGATCCTTTTCTGGAAATAACCCACGGTGGAACATTTGTTGCTGAATGTAAAGTAATGGGTGCTACTAAAGCGCTTAAAACTTTAACAAATTCTTCTGTTTATCACAACGGAGAGAATGGACAAAACGAATATAGAACATTTACAGAATTGAATTCTGTTATGAACTTAGTCCCAATGCAAATGTTCGGAGCAAGCTATACCAAACACTACACGGGTAAGTTTCAAAATTCGTCTAAGGGTGCGCTTGGTTTTCTAATTACTGCGTTTGCTTTTTTTGATTTTGTCGTCAATGTATCTGATTTACCTCCTGATCCAGACGATGCAACGCCAGGAACTGTAACTATTGATGGAGAGATAACTGTCCAAAACTTGATAACAAATACTCACGCATTGGATTGGCGACAAATATCTCAGGCTTTGCCAAATCCCGTTAGCCTTCTACTTACCCCAGGCTGGGCACCAAATGAGGGTGATGGATCATTTAGTGATTTTACATATGGTGCTGCCGAAACAGTTAGAAAAAATGGTTCTGTTCAAATATCGGTAAGTAACGATACATCATGGGATAAGGTATGGCTAGATAAACCAACGGTCCTTGACGGCGATGGGGATAGCGTTAGTGATGAGTTACATCGAGACGCCAGTAGGGATTTAACACCACTCCCTAACGCTCCACTAGTTGTTCCTTTCAATACAACCGTAGCTCTTGGAGCAGGAGCTACATCTGTTCGCGTCAGAGTCAAAGCTGCTACAGAACATTCTTTATATTCTGATCTCCTATTGCCCACACTGTGGGTAGACCCGCTTAATTCTAATGGCCCAATTGGCAGCATGCCAGAACCACCTATATTCTGCCACGAGCATTTTATTATTGAAGATACTCAATTTGTTCTGGACTATCATTGTCACTTCTTTTTGAATACTTTGGACAACTTCTTTGTTGGTGATCCAATGACAGCGGCAGACGATATCCAAGAAGAACCGTTTTCTGTGTCACTAACCGTTAATGGCACGCGATTAGATGCGATTTCTTACGAGATGTCAAGCTAAATGTGTATAAATAAAGGGAGGTAGTTATGGCGACGCTGAATTTGTATGCTGGTGAAAACACCCTTGTTCCGACAGCTTCTGGTATGGGCTTTTTCGGGGCAATAGGTTTTGATTCTTCTTTGGCAATCGGAACCTATAATGGCCGCACTTTCGTAACAAATGCAAGTGGTACTGTACAAGGATTCGAATGCAACAACAACAAATACGAAAATTCAACAGAGGTTACTCATGGTCAAACTGGTTCCGGTATCACTTTAACAAGATTACCTAACGAATTGGCTACGGCTAATATCCGATTCACCCATGGATCATCTATATTCTGCCAGTTTGTTAAGATATACATATATGACGGGACAACCATTGGAGGCGCAGCTAACAAAACTGTTCCGGCAGAGAATATCACGTTCCAGATGGCTGAAATACGCCATAGAGACAACCTACAAGCTACGGTAAGCCCCTATACCGATGCTTCATGGACAAATGTTAGTGCGTCTGGATCGAATTGGATTACATTAGTCAATTCTCCTGGTACAAAGGGAGTAAGAGAAGGCGGGTTCGAGGTTTTGAGCACTCGACATGACTGGTATGTGGCCATGTCCTGTACTCCGACCCAATTGGGAAACAAGCAATTTGGCGTTACCGTCGATCTCGAATATCTGTAAAGAATAAAGCGTAGCTTGTATGTGATACGGTGTATAATAATAGTGGATAGATTGTTGTTCTTGAAAAAATTGATGGGAGGTGAAAGACATGGCAGCAGCGATAACTTTTTACGCAGGACAAGGTGGTGGAACATTTACCGGCCTTGGCGGGTCTGGTTTGGGTTTCTTCGGTGCATCGTTTGGGACTTCGGTTCAAGTCGGGGAGTACAATGATAGCACCTTCATCAGCGCGAGTGATGGTAGTGCCCCAGCAGGTCCAACGGCTACGAACTGTAAATATGATACCGTGACTTCAGGTATAATCGTCAATGGCGACGTGGCAGTGGTTCCATCTTCGATGGTAATCAACTCTGGTACGCTCAACATTCGGTTTACATTCGACACAGCGGTCAAGACGCAGAATGCTCAACTTCGTATCTTCAACCGGTCTAATATCAACACCGCAGCGGTAGGGGTAACGACTCAAGTACTCCAGATCGCCAACGGTGGTTCAGGTGTCACGACTGGTGGAGTTGCGGCAGCACCAGCAGCCCATCTTGGATGGATAGCAGCGTCAGGTTCTGGTTTGACAGTGGCCCTACTGAGCAGCGCAGGTAGTGGTGGCTTGAGTCCTAACGGTACGGATACCACGGACGCACGTCACGACTGGTACACTTGCCTTTCGGCTAGTCCGTTAAGTATTGGCTCGAAGGAAAGCTTCGGTTTATATGTGCAGCTTGAGTATCTCTAAACTGTAGTCGTCAACGAAACAGGGGGGCGTTCCGTGTCCCGACGCGGATAGCCCCTTTTTTTTGCGAGTAACGCATGTACAAAAAAACGATAGGACTAGATGGCGTAATTTATGACTCCCAATCTGAAGCCAATGTAGCTGATTGGCTTTATCTGAATGACATTAAATACGAACCCCACAAACACCTTCCAAAACCGAGTCGCAGTATTTGTGATTTTTATTTGCCAGATTATGATTTGTGGGTTGAATATGACGGACTGATGGAAGTTCGTACAAACGACAAGCTGGAAAAGAAAAAGGCTTACTACGCAAAACAAGGACTAAAGCTTCTTCTCATAACGAGAGACGGATGGGAGCGAGACTTACTGGAGTGGATTGAATTAGGAGGATAGGATGACCAAGAAACAACAAACTATTGGAGGAATCATCGGTTTAATTATAGGAATCATAGGTGGGGTAGCTGGTACCGCATATGCATTAGGAGCAGATAAACAACGTGTCAACGATACATTAGCACAACATGCTTTGACAATGATAGCTATGCAGAATGAAGACGTATCGCACAAAGAAGTGATCCAAAAAGAATTGGACCGCTTCGCAGAGATTATTGCATTTCCCATCACTCTATTACAGAGCAGTATTATCCAGCTAACAGCAGATGTTGCCAAGCTACATACTGACGTTCAAGTGCTCAAAGCGCTGATGGAACGAATGGAAACCGAGCTAGCGAATACAGACTAATCCCATTTGTGTATGATCTCGATAGCACGACGCAAAAGGGTACTCAGGACACATGCCTCTCCCTTGGTCATAGTGTGTTGAACCTTGGTCTGATTGTTGTCTTTCTTGACGCTCAGGCGAATTCCAAACCTTCCTGCCTCATCTTTTCCAAAGTAAAGAATGGCATTCCCGCTCTTGTTTGCGTGGTATAACCCTTTGAATTTCCCTCTTTCGGAGTCATACTGGCCAACACCCTTCTGTAGACCGACCAATACACTAAGAACCTCGCCAATGTCAGATAAACCCAATTTGAAGCGAATTTTGTTGCCCCAATCAAAACTGGCATTTCCATTTCCATCTTTGCCTGTCTGATTAGCCATCTCCAGAAAAACACAATCCTTTTCCGATCCCAGATTCCACTGAGAAGCCGCGCCGTCGCCGCTGCTCCTGGCTTTGTAGAGTTTGAAATTTTGAGTGAACACCTTCTTTTTGTCGTCGCTCATTCTGTCTCTCCTTTCTGTTCGATAATTTCTCTCATTCGTTTCGTGATAGACATCGCTTCTTCGTATGTTATCTTCTTCAGATTAACATCCGCAGTGTTGTCGTCTAGTTCATGTTTGATACACAAGCCATCTAGTATTTCTACGAGATTGAATCCATGGCGATCTGCCATGATACGAATCATACTAATCTGACCAGTATGGATTGATCCTCCAGGCTGTACGTCTGAAGCCAGAGCTACTGTCTTGCTAACTTCTTCCGCAGCAACTACCCGCCTCAAACACAATGCATTTCTGAATACACGACCCTTCGCTCTAGTGTCGGCCATGGCTACTAAATAGGTAGCATAATCTTCGTGGCAGTTGTCCCCATGGGCATCAGCAAGGGCTTCGAACCTTTTTGTTCTACCTTCGTTTGTTAGAAATACACCCCACGCTTTTACACAGGCGCGGAATCGGTTGTCTTCGCATGGTGCAGATACTAGATCGCATCCTTCTTCTAGTAATTCACCAACCAAATCTCCAGCCACACGTCTCAAGCCTTCTACTCGTGGGTTTTTCCCGTCTACTTCATCAGGCAGAAACTTGCCCAAAACATACTGAGTCCATTCTGAATCACTCGGTGTTGGATCAACGCATGGTTCGGTTATGTCTTCAGCGTCATCATCAACTGCATCACTAGCCTTGTCTTCTTCTGTGTCCTGCACAACTTCTACTCCAACATCACCGTCCTCTACGACGGACAGCACAGACAATCCTTCTTCTCCTTGTCTGTGATCTTGAAGTTTTTCCACCAAAGCTGGTCGCTTCAACTTTTTGCCGCCAGAATCAGTCAAGTCTTCTTCGCTGTATCCTAGCTTTAGCAGTTCTTGCTCTATCTCTTCTTTTTTCATCTTAGTTGGGGACGTTACTTCTTCGCTCATTTTTCATCTCCGTTAGTATGAATTTAGTCAACATCAGGGCATCGCAATCTGGAACAATAATATCACACACAGATATGCCAAATTCCGCTTCGATTAATTTGGCGTGTGATTCATGTCTTACTATCACTTTCACTCTTGGGTTACAAAATGCTTCTCGTAAATCTTGTGAATCGCAACTATTTTTACCTATGAATTCTGGATCAAATGCGTAGTGATAGATGTGGGGTGTGTTAGTTGCTAGTGCATCTATCGTCGTTCCTATGCTGGTTGTCACGAGGGGATCGCTTCTCCATCTTGTCAAATCAGATATACTAAATACCGAACACAACGGCGTGATACATGATGCTATTATATGTTGGGTAAAAATGCAAATATCCACACCAGTGTAATGTTTACACAGATGATTGATGGAAGTCAATCCGCAATACACAAGATGTGAAACAGAAAGATGGTTAAAAACAAAACCGATAGATGCCAAATCATCTGAAAGTGTCAGGCCCAAGTTGGCCATTTCTGCTTCTGCAAGTTTTTTCCGCTTGACAGCCTCGGTATGTTTTGTATTTTTTTTCTTCTTAGCCATTAGATTCATCTCGACGTTCAGAAGCACATCTTCTCACAAAATCGTTTGCCAGAACTATCGCATCTTTTTCGTTATCGTTTCTCTCAACCATGTTGTTGTGTAGTGGTGCTGGTATGTGATAGATAAGACCTGTTTCAGATATTTTTACAAGCAAATCATAATCATCTCTTATTGTCATCTGCTCATTAAAACCACATTTCATTTGACCAAACGTGCCAGTCCTAACTAAAAAATTGCGATCATACTCGAAATTGCACAATAGTCTATTGCAATCAAAAGAGTTCTTGAAAACTCTTTCCACGGTACCGTCTTCGTGATGATTGTCCCAATCACTAATTACACACGAGATGAATGGTTGACTTTGAAATATTCTAACGGCCTGGGATATCTTGTCTCCAGCGTACCAACTTGTTGGGTCTAAGAACCCAAATATTGTGACACCTTGCCACTTCATTTGCATTGCCACGTTCAGGGTGTGGCTTGTGGTGCTAAGTCGTTTGCGGAAAATTTTTACTGGTACGCCTAAAAATTTTCCATCGAAATTGGGAGGCAATCCTTTCTGTTCATCGATTATAACTTCTTCTGCACCGAGAAGTTCGCACAACAACTCATACGTTCCATCTTTACTATCATTATCACCAATTATCACTTGGTCTGCTGGCCGGATTCCCATAACCACAGATTTCAGAGCGCGAGCAATTGTTGACTTATTGTTGTGGGTGGCTATACAGATTGTAACCTTTTCACTGTCTTTCATATTAACCAACAATCCGAACAAAACCAGGATAAAATCATTTCAGTAGTTTTTTCTTCTTTTTTTAGTTGCTCGGAAAAAGATTTACCATCTCGATTTTGAATGAGTGCTTTGTATACCTGCGTAATAAACACACCATGATTAGGATTAGGAGGGACAATAGCAGTATCCCCAATGAAAGACGGGAACGACCAATACACCACTCTACTTCTCAGTTTGTTGATCATATTGGCGAATCTATCGAAATTTACTATTACACCACCGGCAGGTATCGCCAAGAAAAAGGATGCTTCTACATTTTTGGATATTCTTTTGAGGGTATCTGCTCTTTCACAAACAGGTTCGTGTTCAGCGCTACTATCAACAACAGTTTCGACTGGATGTTCCTTTGACAGGATATATTTGAGAGCCAGATTTTTTCTTTCGCCGAACCCTGTAGTATCAACAATGATGACCTTTCGAGCATGTTCTACATACCATTTAGAACCTAGAGTTCTCTCTAGGTCTTCTATGGTGTTGTTTCTCTCGTCGAAAAACACAAGCATGTCGAACAACAAAGTCATCTCGCCAGCGACTGCCTCTTGCAATTGCTTCAATTCTCTTGTGCCCTGCTTTTGAGCCCAATTTTGAGTTCTACACAGTCTACAGAACCCAGGTGCGCACATTTGATCGTCCTTGAGAATACATAGTTGATTCAATGTGCAACCGGCTTTGTCTTTTTGGCGTTTTGCAAAAACACACACATTACATTCTGTTGTTATCACTTAACCGCCTCTACATAAAAAGCAACACCGTCGTATCTTTTCAGAGACACAGTTAAGCCCAATTCTTTCAGCATGTCTAATATGATGAGTGGATCAATGAGGGATAGTCTTTCGTCATTGTTCTCTTGGGTGCCGAACACTATCATTTGATATTCTTGCAAAGCCAATTGACCTTGAGCAAACGATTTTGCAGCTAGATGACAATCGGGTACTAGAATTTTTATGATTCCACCAGGAGACAGTTTGTTTACCCAGTTTGTCACAGTCGATCGAACATCTTTCGCTAGAACATATTCCAAACAGTCTAGGGCCAAAATCTCATCAACAGTAGAATCTTCGACAAGCCAATCCAGAGATTTCATACATCCTTGCTTGTAGTTATCTGACTTTCCTGGCAAGCGATCGATATTGACAAAACCACTTCTGATATCATTTCCACAACCCAAATTGAGTCTCTTCATGTCATTCTCCAATTAGACTGCCAACTGGACATCTAGCAACTTTCCAAAACGCCTTATTCCATTTGTCCAGGAATTGTTGTTGCCCAAAATGTTCCAAAATTGTTTTTCTACCTTCTGCACCGATTTCACGCGCCATATCTTTATCGTTGATCAAATTACAAAGCATTGATCGCATTTCTTTTGGATCATTCGTGATGAAGCCATTTTTGCCGTTTTCGATAAATTCAGGTATCGAGGTGGTCGCCGTCGTTACGATTGGACAACCAACCGACATAGCTTCCAGCAAAGAGAAGGGGCAAGACGACCAAAGGGTGGTGTTGAGGAACACAGATGCGTTTCGATACAAATCTCTCAGATGATCTGAATTGTCTGCCATCTTAGACAGATTGGGCGTCTCTCCCCAAGGATTCACTTTCAGGTCTTTTGTAACCTCTTTCCACAAAGAGAAACCACAAATTCTGTCTCTGTTTATATAGTCCCAAACTGCTGTCATGATAGCTCCGTCGCCACCAACCCATCCGTTCCAGTAATCGGTATCCATGCCATGTCTTATCACCTGAACATCAGGATCATCCTTGTCATGGAACCATGCCCCAACAGAAAAGTTGGCAACAAAGATGTTGTGATTACACGCTAGGTGTCCTACACGCTTCGTTGTTTCTTCATTCCAGTCGGGCCATGGTAGTGTGTGTTCCATCTGCAAAAGTGGACAATTAAGTTGTGTGGCAAGTTGTACCATGATCGGATAATGATCTATACGATTTTGGGTTAGCACTAGATCGAAAGCTATGTCCGTTTTTAGTTGATGAGGTATGTCTGGACCATCTAGTATGAAGAAGTTTGGTGGTAATGCTCGTTCTTTGACCGACCATGGATGGAATTTTGGATGTTGCAAAACGTAAAAGTTATGGCCTGTTTTGGCTAATGTGGCACTATAGGCTTCGTGATTATTACCAAACAGTATGTTTAGCGGACGATTGTCGTTCCTGTTGATACTTCTCATCACTGTGGATATCGATGCTGCCATTATTCCCCCTCGCATTCAAGCAATGACTTTGCTATTTTCCCTACGTTGTCGTAGCTGAATAAACGAGCACGATATTTTGCGGCTTCGCTTTTCTTACGGAGACTACCGTCTTTCCATTCTTCGTAAGCTTCTACCATACACTCGATCAAGTGACATACGTTGGGTTCAAACCATGATTCGTTTCCCGTGTACAAATCTGGGAATGAATCAATTTGGCCGAAACACGGAGTCAATTGTCCCTTGATGAGCCAACCGCAATCTATTTGTCCAGGAAAGCGAAATTCATTATCATCCGATTTCCAGAATCTATTTGCTCTATCGTATGTCAATTCTGGATAAGAGCCCCAATTGCTGAGTATCACTGGACGACCGAACCCCATTGCATCGTGGGCTGGTATCCCCCAGGATTCTCCATGGCTTGCAGACACGAATATATTGCACGTCGCATGAAGCTGATCTAACTTCTCTTCGGATAAGAAGTTGGCGATACACACAACTGGAGGATAGTACGGGTGTCTTACGTATGTGTGGACTGATTTCTTGACATCGTCGACAGTGGTCTGGATCATACTTACTACTTCGTCTGGCGTTTTCCCTGGGATATTAGCCTTGATTACCAGCGCAACATCGTCTCTGTTGCTGAATGCTGCGTAGAATGCCCTCAAAATAGCTACTACGTTTTTACGCCTGCTCATCTCACCTATGGTGTAGAATACGCATTTGTCTTTTAGTTGAGGAAGATTCAAGGGCTTAGGCAAATCGTCAAATCTCTTGGTGTCGCACGCACATGGCAATATCTTCACTGGCACATCTACGTGACTATTCTTTACGGCGGTCGCAGTCTGTATATTAGGTACCCACATCTCATCCATCATGTTGCAAGAATAAGCCCAACTTGATCGAATGAAGTTCGTTGTTTCCCAACAGATCAACCCAATATTTTTGACACCAGATTTGTACTCAAACGTATGCGGCAAAATATGCTGTATTACCACGTCTACATTGTCTGTATTGTTAGATTCCAAGTGGCTTACTCTTGCTGCTAGCTTGAGATTTTGGGATTGGGACAATCGTATTGCTCTGGCAACTACGTCTATCCCGCCAGCTTCCAACGCAAGCATGTTGTTAATAGCCTGATTGGCATAGCCTGTTCCGTCGCGATGTACAGAAATATATGCTACTTTTGTCACATTATCACCACACTTACATCATCTTGGGCCACACTGCTCAAAATGTTTATCCTTTTCTGTTCCATTTCATTAGATTGTTTGATAATTCCCAGGAAGTGATTAACCAAATGGTCTCGATTGAATGCCACCCTTGATTCTCCCATCGTCCTAGCGCCACTATTCAAACACTTTAGCCAGTCTCCAGCAAAATGTGTATGCAGCATGTCTGGACGACCCCATACTTTTCCAATAACCCAATTGACAAACTCACTATTGTCCATTTGTGTATGTGGAGGTACTAAATTGGGTTGTTTTATCCTGGGTTTTTTACAAAGCCAAGTGGTTTCTTGATCTTTGACGGATGTTTCTCTGAGAACATTTCTCCAAATTTCTGCTGTTCGTTCCCACCCATATCTGGGCATTTTTTTATCTGTACCATATGTACTAACTAGCTCTTCTGCGTATGCTCTTGTTTTCGCAGATATCTCTTTTCTTTTTTCTTCACTGAATTTGAGAAAACGATCTAGTTTGGAAACAAAATCACGGTTGTCTGGCAATGCTCTTTTTTGTTCTGTCTCAATAATAGATTCCCAGAAAAAACGTTCTACGGCGATTGGTATACTTGTCGGACATCTAAGATGATCTTCCATAGCTGAATAATCGACAGCAGCAACAGGGACACCGCAAGCAAGGGAGTCTGTGCAGGGCATACCCCAACCCTCGCAAATAGAATACTGAGCATACAAGTCGAACGTTTTCATAATACCGGCGAGCACGTTACGAGGACAAGAATGTTCTGCATTCGGTGTGTGGGCGGCTAATTTTCCGCACTTACGACATACCGTCAATTCTCCAGAGAAGAAAGATGGATAGGCTGTTTGGCAGTTGGTACAAAGATATGTCATTATGACCTTGTTGCCTACTTTGAAATCCCGTATTGCTTTGCCTATGTCGTATCCAACATCTGGATAACTTGTGTGCAAATACAGAAAAGTCCTACGCGCTAATTCGACATGTCCTTTGGATTTTGACCCATAAACCCAATCACTGAATGCCTCGATTAGATCATAATACAGTTTACGTTTTTGATTTCTCATGACCGTACCCACGATCAGAGAATTGGGATCAATACCCAAGTCTGCTTTGTGTTTTCTTTTGTCTTCCGGTGGGGAAAACACTTCCAAGTCAGAACCAGGAGATGCTATCGTTACAAGATGGGTATCTTTCCTTGCTTCTTTTTTTAACAAATCCATTCCATAATGAGAATATGTAAGGATGCGATCGCATTGAAGATACGAATCCAACCAAAGTTCTCTTTGCGGCTCTCCGTCTATCGTGGGCATCCATATGAACTTAAAATTATGTCGAAAAGTGGATCGCAAAACAAACTCATCCATCCACCAGTCTCGAATACCAACCACGATATCTGGTCTGAAGTCCAAACACACTTTGTCAAAAATTCCTTCGCCGAAGTGTTGTGCTACGTTTGGCCCATATATAGACATTGCTTTGCGATCACTTTTCGCAGGAGCTACTGGATAAAATTTCCATAGAACTTGTTGACAACGTGGATCGTCTGCGTAGGCATAGCTGCCCATTTCTGCAATTTCGAATTCGCCTGTTTTGTAGAGCCTCTTGATTACTTCATTCCAATACGTTGAGAACCCCGTCGCGAGAAACGAGGCTTCGCCTATGAATAATATACGAAGTTTTTCTTTAGTCTCCATATCCACTCCGAATTAACTTGAGACGAATTTCTACCATCTTTCTGTATATTTGATTTCTATCCAAATCGAGATCGTCGATAGCGTTTTCGAATTGTGCTTTGAGAATAACCACATCTTCTTCGGTCAGTTGTTCTGATTCTAAGATGTCGTCGAAAAAAGAAAACGACTCTGCACTTTCGGCAGGTTCTTCAAAAAGCATGTTCCAAGATTCGTGATAATAAAGCTGTTTGATCTCGAAAAGTTGTTCGACAGTGATTTCTAGTTTCCTACAAACTTCTTGTTCTGTGCTGCCAGACGCCAAAAGGCTATTAATCTTATGTGCCATCCACTTGATCCTATGTGGAGCCGATGCAACACATGTTGAATCGATAGCTGATTTTCTCATCGCCCTAGCTACGCATGTTATGGCATACGAAAAAAAATCTCTCTTGTTTCCTTCGCAGCCTCTTATTTGTGCCAACTTCAGATGTCCCTCCTGAATATAGTCACCAACATCAGAATAGCTGTTGGGGTAAAGCTGTTCTATCTTCGTAGCGAAATTGACGATGAATTCATGAATCGAATTACGTCTAGTCATTAGAACGGCATGTCGTCTGGAGACGTATCGGTGTTCGCTGGTACCTGTGCCGCAGTAGCAGCCGTAGGCTCTGCATTCTTTGACTCGCCATTGCTCTTGGCATTCTTTTCCACTAGCTGGAAATCCTGAATGGCAATAGAGAATGCAACCCTCTTCTGTCCTTCCTTCTCCCAATTATCCTGCTTCAGATACCCGTTAACATATACGGGCTGGCCTTTCTTGACCAATTCCGCCATACGTTCGGCGCGAGTGCCCCAAACCTGAGCCCTCATGAAACATGCTTCTTTCTGCCATTGCCCTTCGCGGTCCTTCCAGTTGCGGTTGAACGCAAGGTTGACCGAACAAACAGCAGACTTCTTCTCCCCGACATACTTCAATTCGGCATCTGCCGTAGCTACACCAACACCAAAAACTGTCATCGCTGCCATGTCTTCACCTTTCAAATTAGAAGATCATCCATCCATACTATTATACGTCAAGCAGGGATGTTTGTTCCAGAAATTACATCAATTTCTGAATATCTTTTACGATAAAGCTACCGTTCTTTTTTTCGCCGAACACAAGACCAATTAAATCGTCTTTGCAAAATGCCTTCAGTCTGTCGAAAGCATCTGGAAAAACAACCGCATGATCGATCGAGTAGGTTGCGTCAGACATGGTTAGGAAACACATCGGCTGACCAGGATTACGTCCACGCTTGGTTTTTGTATGCTTGACACTATCTATGATCACGCATACCGCAATGGACTCACTATTGGCCGCTCTTGCGATGTCTAAACATGTATGGGTAGCCAATGCATTATCCGCATCATCAGCCTGAGAGCATGATAGAGCAATGCCCAAGAAGTGTTTTTCAGCCGTAGCATTTGCCATGTTTGTGTCTTGTAATTCATCTTCCAACATATCCGCTTTCTGTGCCATCTTTGTCCGTCTCGCCTCGCTCGAACACGGTGGCTTCACTGCAATGTCTTGATAACCATTCTCAATCATGAGTTTTTCAATTGCTGTTTTGGTGCGGCTATGCACGTTGTCCAACCAAGTCTCTTTTTCGTCAGAAGACGTGTACACGAATTTACTGTCCCCATCCGTGATGCCATCAAAAGCCACATCCGCTTGGTCTAGGTATCCAACAGCCGTTTTTACCAGTTCTCGCTTGGTCATCTGTCTGATTGTTTTGGTTTTCTCTCCTGGGGGCTGAGACATTTCTAGCAGGATTTGTTTGGTGGTCATGATGTCTTCTTGTAGATGGGCGAAAAAGTATCCCTTTTCTTTTTCGGTTAACCCTCTAACTTCAACTTTCTTTCCGGTGTGATCTCTCACAGTGGTTCCGAGTACGATTTCGAGTTCTCTAACCATTTCGCTACGTGGTCTGTGGTAGCAATCGCAAGCACCAGATTTAATCAGAGCAATTCCAACATTCCTGTGAAAAGCAGGAACTGCTGCCAAAAAATCTGCCCAAGTTTTAAGGCCGTACTTTACTTGCTTGGGACAACCATTGTGAATTGCTTCTACCGCATCTGATTTTGCAGCCACCGACGCAGAACCCATGTGCTTCAGTACATTCTCGTCTAAAGGGTCCATTGCTGGCGTTTCCTCGCCCGCTGCGACGATCTTTTGGATTGCTGATGCTCCGACACCCCTTATGTGCGCCAGGCCAAATGCTATGCCTTTGCTTGGCTTATCAACCATTTTGAAGTGAACATTTCCTCGTCGTATATCTGGTGGAAAAATATCGATACCAAATAATCTAGAGTCTTGCACGAGTTTGTAAATTTCTTCTTTAGGATCACCCTTGTATTGCGAATAGGTCAGATAGCTGGTGAAAAACTCCTGTGGAAAGTGACACTTTACCCATGCAGTTTGATACGCAATCATTCCGTAGGATATTGCATGTGATTTGTTAAACGAATATCGTTGGCACTTCTCAATCCATCCGAAAATTTCTTCTGCTATTTCCTGACTGATTTTGCCATAGCTCTGGGCACCTTCTACGAACTTTTTCTTGACTTTAGCCATGAGTTCTGGCTTCTTTTTGCCAATGGCTTTTCGTAGTTCGTCAGCACTCTCCGGACTCAATCCGGCAATATCAGTAGCTATGCGAATCGCTTGTTCCTGATACACAAGACATCCGAATGTTGGTTTAAGGATAGGTTCTAGCGCTGGGTGTAAATACTCGTTTTTTTTGCGCTTAAATTTGATGTCTACATAATCTTGCGTCATACCGGCTTCAAGAGGACCGGGGCGAAGGAGGGCTGTCAAGGCTGCGAGTTCTTCCAGGCTATCCGGCTTAACTTTCTTCGACCAATCTTGTCCCAGATTCTTCTCAAGTTGAAATACGCCCACAGTATGTCCTGTAGCGATAAGCTGCCACACGGCTGGGCAATCCAGGGGGATATCGTTGACACTAAATTTACCTCTCTCTACTTCGCATTTACATTTCTTGAACGTGATCATATACTATTATACCTCCAACTAGGTAGTTTGTACCACTTTTTTTAGATTATAATGCCGAGATCGTCAAATTGTGTCCTGATGTCTTCCCACATGTTGCTAGACAAGCCGCCATCTGGTTGGATAGCATAGTAGTCATTGTGTAGAGCGTATCCAGCTAACGCAATTTTTTTGGCTTGCGTGTTATCGTATACTGCCTTTTCGCATATTTCCATTAGGTCCGATAGGTCTGGCTCGACAGCAAAGTAGTGTACTCCAGGTTCCATGCGGTTTAACCACCTGACATCCTCCAGGCAGCAAGATACGACCGCAGAGCCTACACCGAGGCTTTCGAACATACGATATGTCAGTGGGCTATTTCCTGGCAGACATAACGACATGAGTGACTTGCTCATAATTCTAAGGTATTCGCCTCTAGGTAGAGCCGTAGTTTCTAAACCCGTTATGTCTCTAGGATAAGCACCGCATTCTTGTCCAACCAAGCCGCCGACAAACCACGGCTGATCTTTCATGATTCGACACGCACGCACTCTAAGGTTATCTTCTGTTTTTCCTGCTCCTGTCGGCAAGCCAAAAAAACTTACAATAGGTTCCAAATCTGACGGACGAGGCAATCCCCCAATTAGGAATGGATAGAAAGTAACCATCCTATTGACTACTCGTAGATCATAGGAAGTCAAATCATTTTCCCACTGTATCTTTGCGAACGCCGATACTCTGTCTACCAATTCGTCTGGCAGTCCATCTAGTTTGAATATGTTGAGATCGCCCAATGATAACAAGACTATCTTGCCTTTGTAAGCAATCATCTCGTCTATGGTTTGTTGTGTTATCTTGTGTGGCCAGATACAATCTACGAACCAAATATCAGCTTCTCCGGTTTTGCTTACCCTGTGGCCGTTTCTCATCAGAGTTCTAATAAAGGCTTCCATTCTGGGCGACGTAGCTTGATGAATCATCGATACACGTATTTTCATGGTTTCCTCCACAGAAAATCAACACAAGGTACACGAGAATCTAGAAGAAACTTTGTGACTGTTTCTAAACCGTTTTTTCTTCGCAATATGTCTATCGATTTCAGACTAAATTCTATCGTGTGCCACTCTTCGTGAAATTTCACTACCTCTTCAGATGTTTTGATTGGCACTCTAATGTGTATATGTCCCCCAGGTTTCAACATCCTGACAGCAAGTTTCAATTCGGCTATCGGGTCTATCATGTGCTCGAATGTGTTCCAGAAAATAACCAGATCAAAATCTGAGTCTTTGGAAATTGGATCGTCTTCCAAAAATCCATAAAAGATATCGAGATCATAATTTTGCTTTGCCCAGGAGACTGCTGATTGGCTGACTTCGTTACCATGGACAGCCCATCCTCTATCCTCCGCTGCCTTCATTACGAATCCGCCTGCTGCGCCTACGTCATAAAGTTTTCCCACATTTATGTGTGGAGCGATTATGTCTAGCTGTTCACCACCATTGTTCTTCCGACGATTCATTCCTTCCGCGCTAAAGCAAGCAGTTAGCATCATTCCTCTTAGTCTGTCTTTCAAACCCTTCTTTGTTGGTATTTGAGTATTGTAATGTATCTGACATTCGTCGCACGAGAAAAAATAACCAACAACCGGGCCTCGAAGATTCCCTCCGCACAATTTGCAGTTATGTAGTTTCATGTCTGTCTCCTTCGGATAATGGCTTTAACAAAATGCATCATTGTACGTACTCTGTCTTCGTATGTAGGGCACCTGTGGAATCCGCAGCTTCGAATTTGTTCTCTTTCTTCGTCATGATCTACATAATAGTCTATGATATTTTTCAGTTCATCCATATTGTCCCTTGGATACAACACTAACTCTTTGCCAACTTCGAATTCAAGACCCATCCCAACAGTATATGGATGCAATAAAAAGCCACCACGTCCACGCTGTTCGTACAAGCGGTTGCTCCAATAGTGGTCTCCTGGCAGTGAATCTCCGACTACGATTTTCACAGACCTTAATAGTTCATTGAGATCAAGTCCTCTAATTTGATCTTCTGGCTTTTCTGATGCTCCGAAAACTTTGAATCTACTTCCGTATGTTGATGACAAAAAACGAACAAGATTTCTTCGACATTCGTTGTAGACACTACCTATAAATACAATATCAAAATCTTTCGGAACTGGGTCTAGCCACAGGCGATCTGGACCGTGTATTCCTTGTCTCAATGTGCGGTGATGCACTTTGAATTGTTCTCGCCACTGTTCGTCACATCCTCCATCGGTCGTGAACACTAGGTCTGACGTGTAAAGTTTTCGCTTGCGAATAACAGTCTGGGCTCTATCAAGATAAAACAGTCTATCAAAACTCCAGTGAACCAAAGGTATACCACAAGCTTTTATCCACGGGACTAGTCTTTCGAAATAGTCTGCACCCTTGCTACATAACACAAAATCTGGTTTATAGCTGATTATCATTTCTCTTATCGTGTGCCACGGTGCATCTAAAGAGATAGACATGACTTCGATACCCATTCTGTTAAAAGCGGCGGCTATGTAGTTGGCGCTAGAAAAGTAATGATCAAATTTTTCTATGTATGCTACCTTGATCATAACAGAATTCCTCCACAAAATTGTCCAGTACCGTCAAACTTCAGCGTGTCTAGTAGATTGAATTCCCTATCGAGAACATAAATGAATCCACGCGAAGTTCCCCTGTCTTCTCTTGGTGCGACATCTCCACCAAGTAGATAAATGCGATCGTCCGACACAACAAGTGCCTTACAGAACACGTCCGTAGAGTGTTCGAAAACTACCTCATCATCGACAATTAATCCCGCGACAAGAGGGTGTTCCATAATTCTTCCAGCTAGCTTCGAAGATGCGCATAATGCACATGGCTTCCCGTCTACGAAAGTAAATCCATGCATTTCCCAACCGTATTGATATCTTCGCAGTTCTCTAAACTTGGTATCCAAAACACATACGCCACTTCTTCCGTACTGCTCTGATGTCAACCAGTTGAGTCCAACATGATATCTATCGTTGTGGAAACATATGCTGTTTACATGATTATAATTTACCTTCAATCCTACTGGCTGCTTTGGATTGGGGGGTCTTATATTCCTTTTCCCTAGTAATTTGAGTTCGTTGTTGAAAACCCATATCTCATTGAGAATAGTGCATGTCAAATATATCTCACTATGAAGTATCATCATTTGATGGAATTGCGGTGATTCTTTTGGGAATCTCAAACACAACGAATCCTCCGATTTGTCAATTGGATATTTCTGCCTCATTACCATCTCTCTAGATGAAACGAAGAGGTACTCTCCATGCCGAGCAAGCCCCATGATCCCTTTGTCGTCTGGCTTATCATATGGAGTTAATTCACCAGTATCCGTATCAAAGAGATACATATTGCCGTTCATGCTTCCGATCATCATTTGGGACATGACATTAGACCTTTCTGAAATCTGGTATACTAGTAATACCAGCTTTCTCTACTAGTTCGGGATGAGGACCGTCATACACAAAAAGTTTACCATCGTTATTCGCCTTCATCTCTTTAGCAAACCACGGGGATTTTACTCCGAATAATTTTTGGTTTTTGGTTATCCACAGTTCTTCGTCATCTAGGTCATATAGTATGTATATGTCAGATAGCCATTGCAATTTGTTGGATTGGCTATACGAGTGTTCAGTTTCCCACATAATTCTGCGATAATCTGTATCTGTTAGAAGACTATAGTGAAACATTCCCATTTTGCCATCATCTCTTCTTAGTACATATTCTTTTGTCTTGACACCTGTCCAGTGTTGTGTAGGCTTAAATCGATCATTTGTACTTCCTATTCTGAATAGTCTCCCATGACTCCCCAGTAGATATCTCATGGTATTGATTAGGAAGAACTTCTCTTCAACCTTCATGTGTGTATACAAACCAGAAGCAATTGCTTCTCTTATTTTAAGATAGGAACATTCAAAATAGAACTCATCCCCGTCGAGTATCCATATCCAGTTTCCTGGCTTGTGTAATTTGCTTACAGACAACATCCTGTTTAGTGTATCTGCCTTGCTCTGGTCATGGACACTAGACATAGACGCTTTTATTAACGTGACTCTATCTGAATATGTTTTTGCTATCTCCCTGGTCCTGTCTTTCAGGTTGGCAAGTGCTTTAGAATGCGCACCAATCGCCACTATGACTTCGTCACAGTACAGTAATGCCTGCTCTATGGATGCGGCAATCCATTTTTCGGAATACCACGAATTGATCAGTCCAATGATTTTAGGCATTAAACCAGCCTTCCAAAAATCTTAACCATCTTTCCTCATTGACTCCAACCGAATATTCGAAATCGATAAGGATCAAACTCAAGTTGCTCTCTGCTTTTACCATTATGTTATTTTCGCACATATCATAATCATGCACGTCGTGTTCGTCTATCCATTTGCTAATAAGCTTGGTGACCATTTTCCTCTGATCTGGATTAAGCTTTGCATCTTTTAGCTTGACATATCCATCGCAATATTCCATCAACAATCTGTTGCCACTAACGCTGATCATACGAACAGTTCTGATTAAGTTCCCGTCTACCGTTGTTGGATAGTGCAATTTTGATGTTTCTTCGAATTCGTAGGTAATACTGTGTCCATAATCTGGCTGTGTATACTCTTTGACCCAGAACAGTTTATCGTGTCTAGATACTAGACCAAATGTTCTTCTGTGTTCAATTCTGTCTGTGACATATGGCATTAGACGCTGATCGTGACTACCCATTGTGCGGTAGTAAACATGACAAACGATATAGTTCTTGTCGTCAAACGATATTATTTGGTCAATTTCCATAGCAATCTTTTCATCTTATGTATGTCAGAAGAACCAATAATCTCGGCATGGTTGTAAACTGTATTGTCTCCCAGGTATTCGGCCAACCACTTTTCCTGGTCGTCGTTTTCTGGTAACAATTGCCACCACTTGTGCATTTCGGAATTCTGTTCATTTTTCTGACCCATGTCGAAAAACATTGTGTCGCACTTTTCTGAAAGTTTACGAAGAACATCCTTCGCCGCATCTAATCCAAACTGCGCAACTATGTGGTGATGCACACTAAGATAAAGACCCGTATCCCAATGACCGTTTCCTGAAAAAAGCTCATCCAGTTTCATGCACTGGAAATGTATGTGCCAGCACTGACGTTGATTTTGTCTGATTTCATTTGCAGTATCTATCAATGGTTGCTCTTTGTCTATTGCCAAGATTGGACCACAAGTTTCATGCAGACCGAAAGAGTAGAATCCTTCGCTGCATCCTACGTCCAACAAACTGCCTGGCTCTATGTGCTTCTGAATTGTCTTTAGTCGTCCCAGGCAATCCTGTCGCACAACCCTTCCACCAGCTTCAAAAAAGTTAGGATGATAACTCATCTAATCCACCTTCCGTTCTCTCGAATTCTAAGAACCTTATTGCTATCTTTTGGCCACACTTTATGATCCGGCCTACCGTAATTGATCACATCTATTGGCACATTCATTGCATCGCAGGCATGGACAAAAACAGATGATGACAACACTCTGTGGTCAGCTTCTCTTGCCAACACAAACGAAAAGTTGATATCGACATCTGAACAGTAATAATTACCACCAAATCCAGTGTTGATAATAGGTAGGTCTGGTAGGTTATCCTTGATCCATTCTTCGCAATCCCAATCATGTGTTGAATGAAATTCTATGTCTGTATGGCGGAAAATATATCCATCTGGATAATTATCCTCGATGTACTTCATGGCTGTCTTTTCTGTCTCAGGAGGTATGAAAACCTCAAGCTGATGGTTTCTGTTATCTGGGACCAGACCGCATTCACTCCAGTTGGTCTCAATTTTGCAACCACAAACAATCTGTTCGTGCAGACAGTGAGCAAACCAGTCGTAGTTTAGTGACAACTCTTTGTACGTAGTAATGTTGATATTTCTCTGTCGATCGAATCCCAAAGGCGATTGCCAAGGATTGGTAACATTGATAAACAGACTAACATACGGGCAGTCTTTTAGCAGGCTGCATCCTGTAACCTCTGGCCTACACATAAGATGAACGTCGTGTCTAGTCTCGTGTAGATGTCTAAGAATAGGGGTAAGCATAATTACATCCCCAAGTCCGTGCCAATATAGTATCAAAGCTTTTTTCATATCAATCCCTCACTATCGAACAATACTGTTTCCACCGCTCAGGCATTCTCGCGAATATTGCCTGGATGTCACTTTCATTTCTTGCGTACACGTCACTCTGGACTCGATGGCTCATTGCCACGAAAGACATAAGACCCTGAAATCCACAAAAATGACTAGCTTTGCTGACAATAGACATGGCTTCCAACAGAGAAGTTTTGCCAACGATGTTAATTACATTTGCCCCTAGTATGTCTTTGTGTTTTTTTTCTGTTCCTATTACGACAACTGGGTCTACGGATGTTTTGAGTATCTCGTGTATAGATTTTCCCTCAATGTGTCTATTCTCTTTAGGTTTTCCAGATTGAGGATTCATAACCGTATATCTATCTGGAAGTTCGATTTCTGTTTTCGGAAAAACAAACTCAGGCAAAACACACCATTCATCTGGTCGAGTAAATTCATCTCCGTATTTTTCTTGATGCGAGAATGCCGAATGTATTCTAGGGTGCGACGTTGATCTTTCTGATACAAATTCAACACGAATATTTGGAAGCAATGAGTATATCTGTTCGATCAACGAGTGCCACTGGGGTACCACCGTGTAATGTTTGCACAATACCGCCTCTTTGATAGCGATATTGTACAGGATGCATAGATTGATGTATGTATCGCCAAGCGTGCCGCTACAACTGTAGGTATGCATTTTTCAATTCTTCCACTGAGCACACAGCAGTGCCGGGTTTTCTGACGACAACTCCAGCAGCAAGATTGCCTAGAAGCGCTGATTCCTCTGTTGTATATCCGCTTGCTATGCAAGACGCAAAAGTACTAAGGACTGTATCTCCAGCCCCTGTCACGTCTATCGCACCACTGGGGTCATTTTTGTAAACTGCAACATGAGGCTTGAATAAATGTGGTTCATCTTTCTCATCAAGAAGGAAAAGACCATTCTGGGACAGCGTGATCATTACCGTGAGCAAACCAAGATCGTCTTTGATCGCCTTTGCTAGACCTTTGAGGGTAGAATCGTTATCTGGAGACATCTTGATAGCTTCCGCCAGATTCGGTGCGACACAAAACACTCCTGTGAACAGATGCTTATTGGCGGGTTTGATGTCGCATACAATTGGACATTCGAATGAGGCTTTAATTGTGTCCATTACCTCTTTGGTAATTGTCCCTTTCGCGTAGTCCGAAACAACGACAACATCAAACGTTTTCTTTTGACTTATCGCTGTTATTTTATGGATCAATGAACGTTCATGCACTTGTCGATGCATGTGTGTGTTTATGTTAGAATCGTCGTCGTAGCGTATCATGTGTTGTTTATCTGAAATGACACGAGTTTTTGATATGGTAGAAGTATTTGATGCCACGGAATGTCTGTGCAAAACGCCGTTCTTGTCTAGTTCATCTTCCAGCATATCCCCAGCATGGTCGTCACCCATATATCCTATGAGTTCAACTTGACAGCCTAGCCCTTTAAGGTTTACTGCGACATTAGCAGCGCCGCCCGCAGATACAGTCTCATGAGTAACTAGGACCACAGGAACCGGCGCTTCTGGAGATATGCGAGATACAGTACCGTACTTGTAGATATCGAGCATCAAGTCTCCGACGACGAGTGCTTTTGTATCTTCAAAATTCATTAGGTCTATCATGGTGCCACCATCCTGATAGCGCAAACTGATTGTACCGGTATGTTTACAATGGGAACCTTGCGTAATGCTATATCTTCGTCACATTTTTCGAAGCTACTTCCTACGCCACTCTGTCGGGTCCAGAATTGTTTGTCTACTACTTTCCAATCCCCTACCAACATATCAATTCTTTCTCGCCCATAGACCATCAGGTCGTAATTTCCTGCCGTGAATTTCGGATGATTTAGTGGGGTCTTTCTGTTCTTGTTGTAGAAAAAATGTTCCACACCACAAGGAAACGTCAACATCAACGACCCATCATCTGCAACAAGTTTTTTCATATTAGTTGCAGCTATTATGTCTGATTCCATGTCTACTTCAGAATCATTTTGGTACCCGCAAGGTACGATATGTTCTATCGTAGAGATACACATGACGACAGGAAATGCCAGATTGTCCTGGCCAGCTTCGGGGTACTTAGTTATGTCTGCTATGCAAGTAATCATTCTTTCGGCTATCTTTATCCATTCATCCTTCTTCTTTTTGTCTACCTTGAATGTCCTGCCGCTCATTCTCTCAACATCAGAATCTAACCCGTAACAAGAAATACCCATGTCTAGAATGTTTTTCAGATACCATCCTCCAGCATATCCAACATCCAACAATTCTTTTGGATCAATACTTCTGATCGTATCCATAAGCCATGGAACTTCTACTGTTCGTTCGCTAATCGCTACAGACATTTTTCGTCTCCAATCTATCCGTATTTTTGTCTTTTGTCGACAACTATTAAATACGCCCATTGATTCATCGCCACATCTTTTGGTTTGGTCCTAATTCTCGATATGGATACAGAATATGGTTGACACAAAGATCGGAATTCATTGATATCTTTGAATTCTCCATTTTGTGAATCGTCCCAGTGGTTGCAGTGTCCTTCTGGCGACGGGGCGGCATTGTCGAAAGATTTCTTGAAAGGTACTGTTATAACTAGTCTTACCTGAGTTAATACAAGCAAATTCGCTAAAGCCACCTTGTAGTTTTCTAGATGCTCCAAAACTTCGCTACAAATAACAATAGGACTAGATTTATTAAATGTATCAAGATCGAAAATATCTGCTCGATAGAATTCCAATCCATCCGATTCTTCCCATGACTCATTTTTTTTGTAATCTGTAGCGCAAACTACATATCCCATGCTACTTAGAATATAGTCTATCCTTCCATCCCCACAACCTACATTCAAAACATAATTATCACATTCGTATGTCGGCATAGCGTCAATGATAGAAATGTCCCGTATGTCTGGTCCTTTCATCTTGTAATCTCCAGTGCGTGTTCTACAACCTCTTCACATGATGGTATCCTACTATGGCAGACAAATCTTACTGGGGTATTAAAAGGATTCCATAGTTTCTTGTACCGTTGTTCTAACGTATGATGTATCGACGCTATCCATGTAACATGTGGACACTCGCACAAGCTGGCAAGGTGGATCGGCCCACTACTTGGCCCAACGACACATCTTGCCCCAGCGATAGCTGAGCACTGTTTTTCCAATGACGTACCTCTCAGGTCTACAGCACCTGTCGGACAGTGATTCTCTGTTCCGCCAAAACAGGCTACTGACAAACCCTTGGTGATAAGCAGATTCACTATATCCTGACATTTTTGAAAGGGATACTCCTTGCCAGGGATAAGACGATTTCTAATGTATTTCTCTGGACGGAAAGCACACAAAACATCCGCAACCTTGAAAGGATTTTCTGGTGCCAGCGATCTCCACGACCGTCTTGCTGACACTCTATCTGGTTCATTTATGTGTCGAGCAAACTCATATTCTGGGGTCATACTAAATCGTTCTGTCACAACAGGAGATTCGCCTTCTAGTTCCCCTTCCCAATAGGTGATACCCTTGGTCTTGAGTGGAATAAAAGTATCGGCAAATTCATACAGGTATCGGGAACTTTCTGGTGCTGATATCGTAGTGTACCCATATTGTTTAGAGTAATGTCGTATCATTGGATTCCACCAACACAACTCCCATCCGAATTCACCAACCCAAGGCCCAGCGTACATTGCGTTCATATCTATAGTATCCTCTTACTGTATCGCGTGCCCATCATATGTGTAAAGTGTTCTTCCATAAACATTTATGACCCGATTGACTCCAAGCTTTTCCATGAGTAGTCGTAAATATTGCTGCATTCGTCCATTCCTGTGTTGATAGTATTTTTGGTCTTGTATTTGCATGTGTCCTACGCTGACGTATGGACAATAACCAATTTTCAATTTGCCAATCGAGCGTGCGAAAAAGATGATGTGATCTACTGTTTTGAAATCGTCATCCCATCCGCCAATTTCTCTGATTTTGTCTGTTCTCCCCATCCAAAATTGAAGGACTATATTCCAAAGAAGGAAATCACCTTCTGATCCAACTGGCTCTGGTTTGAACACGAGTGCGTTGTCTTCTATGTGAAGACTAGCGTTGTAGGTCGGGTGTCCAGCTACGTTGCCGCCAACCATATCTAGGTTAGTCGTTTCTAGGATATTAAGCCATTTCTCTAGGTTTGTTTTTTCATTGAAGACAAAGTCGTCATCGAGTGTCACAACGAACGGGGTATCAACCTTACTGAGGGCTAAATTCCTTCCTGCTGAAACTCCACTGTCGTAGGGCATTCTAATATGTTCATCAACACCAGAAAGAGAACTAAACTCTCTGCTGTCGTCCGCAACCACTATTCGGATATTAGGGTATTTCATCTTCACACTGTAGATGAGACGTTTGATACATTGCGGTCTTTCGAATGTTTTGACAATCAGAGTAACCTTGTGTCTCATCATTCGGTCTCCACAAATTCTTCGTCCAATACCTTGTTCGACAGTTTACCGTTGATCAAATCTTGGGCTTCCCACAATTTGTCCAGAGCAACAACGCCCAAGAAGTCGAACTTGACAGCGCCCAGGGCTTCTGCGTTTGCCATCTCTAGACCAACGACACGATCCTTATTCTTAGCATCGTAGGCTAACGGAACAAGTCCTTCTATCGGTCTGTCGGCTATGACAACGCCAGCGGCGTGTTTTGACTGGGACTTTTTGGTACCTTCAATTCTCATAGCTTGGTCAAACAACGGTTTGTACCACTCATAAGCATCCTGAACTTGATCTACGTGATGTATAGCCCATTGCAGAATGCCATAATCATCTCCCTGCTCATTCCTGGCTTGTCTCAACTCATCTGCGATTGAAGCTTCGTCGGGTATGTATCGTGTTATTTCGTTACACAGATCGTGTGGTGTCGTACTGATATCTGTGACATCTTTGCCTTCCTTGAGTGCTTTGACCTTCATCAGATGCCTGACCAGATCGGGCTGAGCACGGAACACTTCTTTCAGCGCTGCCTTGCCCTGTAAGCGACCGAACGTGATCATTTGAGCTACATAATCCTCTCCCCATCTCTCTTTTAGATAGGCGATAACCTCACTACGGAACACAACGCCGATATCAGTGTCGATATCTGGTAAACTAATATGACCGTCATGGGTTTTGACCTTGCGATCGATATCTAGCTCATTTTGCTCAGCAATCGTTATGCCAAGACCGTATGCCAGATGCGAATTAGAAGGATTTGAAGCCGGTTTACCCTGAATCATGTCATATAGATACATCCACATCCGTTGATTCTTGGCGTCGATCCATTCAACTTCTGCCTTCATCGCGGCGGTGAACTTGACCTTGCCCCCATTTATCCGTCTTGCCAAATGTAGAGATACCGCTTTTCTCTCTTCGTCTGTATCCCTAGTGTGTAATAATTCGAAATTGTCTGACATCCACGACATGAAGTCTACCGAACCAACATCAAAGTGTGGAGGGATGTTACGACTCATGTTGTAGAATCTCTCAAAATACAGACCGTATTCGATCGGATCAATACCAGTGATACCTGTAAGGTAGTTGATTAGTGAACCAGCGCCAGACCCTCGACCTTTGCCTCTAGGCCCGTTTTTGCTATCGACAAATCGACATGCATCCCATACTATCAAGAAGTAATCAGCCAGTTTCGCTTCTGCAATAACGATCAGTTCTCTTTGTAGCCTGTCCCAATAGACTTTCTTTTGGGCACCATCAAGGTGTGACAACTTCACCTTGGCACCTTCTATACAAAGATGCTTCAGATAATCATTGGAATTCAATCCCAACTTCTCTGATTCTTTATTTGTGAAAATCGGCAGATAAGGATCATGTCCAAGTTCCGAGTAATTGATGGTGTCGACTATGTCTACGGACGCCTGAAGTTCTTCCTCTGTGAATCTTTTCCTCATTTCTTCATAGGAAGGTATGAAATATTCGTCCGACACAAAAAAGTCCATTATGTCTATACCCTGCTGTTGTTTGCGAGCCTGATCTTCTTTTGTGGTGTGTAGTTGCGCATATAGAAGTAGTCTTTGATCTTCTGCATCTTTCTTAGATGCGTAATGAGCATCTATAGTTGCTACTGTAGGAATTCCTGTCTCTTCACCCAATATTCTCAAACATTCCGTAACCACAGTCTGGACAGACATGCCTTCGTCCTGAAGTTCAAGATAGAAGTTACCTTCGCCAGCTATGGTAACAAATCTCTTTATGATCTCTTTACCAACTTCTTTCCAATCTGGCTTTAGACACGCTCGGACTTGTAATAGATTGGTTTCGCCACCATGTTCACTTAGGCTGCACGCCGCTTTGAAATCGGTGAACAAGCTAGAGGGTAGTTCTCCACCGATACACGCAGACAGAAGAATGAGGTTGCCCTTGCTCGCAAACGGAGCAAGACCTTCCATACTGATACGAGGTTTCCTGTAGAAGTGTTCCGGCTTATTGGATTCGCTAACCAAAGACATCAGGTCTTTTATGCCTTGGTCGTTTTTGGCCAGCACTATTAAGTGGTGTCGCTTATTGTTGTCGTTATTCTTGATCGTGGCATCCTGCAAACAGATGTACATCTCGCACCCAATGACGGGTTTGATTTTTGCTTTTCTACATGCATCATAAAATGATTTCATGGCACTTATGCTACCGTGGTCAGTTATCGCGCAACCCGGCAGACCAAGTTCAACACATCTCTTTACGAGGGCTTTCGGAGAAGACAAGCCATCCAGTAGCGAGTAGAAAGAGTGTACGTGGAGGGGACAATAAGTTTTCTTACTCATCTTGCTTTTTTCCTTGAGGTTAGACATCTAATTCCTCTGTCTTCCCAATTAGTTGCTGGCCTTCAAATGTCAAGTCTGCATACTTCTGCTCAACGTATTCGCCCCCCAAGGTGTGCAAATCAGACCACACCTTATGGCACGTACTATTCTTCTCAAAACTACACATCCGGCATTTCCATGAACGGTTCCTACGAATCAGCGTATCCTTGCTAACTGTTGTCAAAAAACGGTGAAGGCTAGCTATAGTCAGAGGTATATCATCACGAGAAAGAGATATAGTCACTGGACCACCATCGTTGCAGTAATAGAAGGTAACCCATATATTTTTGTATTGTGGGTACAAATCGAATGCCGCGAGATGGTACAGCCTCGGCTGAACTTCCCGCATCAACACTGCTTCGTCGATATCTATTTGCGTATAGAAGCTTTTTTTCTTACCTGTTTTCCAGTCTACGATTTCTATTGTATCTTCGTCGATCTCGTGTACTAAGTCTATCAAACCACGAATGGCAAATTGGTGTTCTTTGTTTTCCTTGTCCAGGCACTTCCACTCTTCTCCTGGTATTTCCAACGCGAACCACTGTTCTACACAAATTATCTTTGTCAAATTATACGGATTGTAAAATTCGTTTGCCAGAATATGCTCCAGAGCAACACGACACTTCTTGAAATCTGCCGCTTCCTTGTGGCGTCCAGTCTCTCTATCAAGTCTTGTAGTTATCTTACGAATACTGATAGTCGGAGACTTAACAACGAGTTCGTCCCAAGCACGATGCAGTAGCCACATGGGATCAACATTAGTTTTCCCATGTTTACTCAAGAGAATCATCCACTCTAGAGTCTGATGTACTATGCTCCCTTGAAGCGCAGCTTTCCCAGACTGCGATTCCATGCCTAATATGTACTGCATGAAATACGAAAATGGACAATGATTATACAGATTTATGGCAGATGAACTACATCTAACTACTCGCATAGTCTCCCCACTCTTCTAGTCTTGGAGTAACATCATCCATATCCACTCGACCGACCATCCTGAAATGTAAGATAGCCGCTGCATTGAAGAATATCGCACTCCAATGATCTTCGTTTACTTCGTTGTCTATGATCTTGAAAATATGTCGCATTAAGCTGGCATGAAACACACTAAATGGCATTCCCTTGGACCAGTTCCATGGATCATACTTCTTGGCTCCACCACCATAGTGATTAGCTATCCTAAGATATGTCTTGGCAGATATTGCGTGAAATCCACAGAACGACTTTGAATTAGTTGACAGAACATTGTCGTTTTCTTGTAGTTCGATAACTTCAAGGCAAATCCAGATTATCTCCAGAAGAGTGTCGTCAAGAGGGTAGGCCCCCCACGAAAAACCAAGGTTCATTATTCGTGCTTTCAGTTTGTCAGAAATATCCTTGCTCACGATTTCTGATAGATCAAAATTCTCATAACATCGCACGACTCTTTGCAGGACGGTAATAGGGATAAGATCGAATCTCGGCTTGTCTCCATCTACATCCCGCTTAGCTCCGGTATCAAATCCACGTCTTTCACCAGAGTCTTCAATTTTCCCGAATTTCTCAGTCATATACTTTCTCCACAGTATAGTCGTCTGACAGCATTTCAGCCCTAGACGCTTGTTGCAAAATGGGACCAATTTGAGACAATATGTCCCCACTAAACATATCACCTATGTCGTTTACAGTTGTGGGCGTGACACAGAATACCCTGAAGTAGTGAGTCAACTCTTTTTCCATCCTTTCCATTGCCTTCTGTCCTGATTCATCGTTGTCGAAAGTGCATATAATGGTTAGCGCCCCAGCGTTCTGAAGCATGAGTCTCTGTTGGCGGGACATGCTAGTACCGAGCAGTGCTACGCTGTTTTTAATACCCGCCGCTTCGTATGCCCATACATCCCCAGGCCCTTCACAAAGAATGACAACACCTGTTCTGCTTATGAATGATTTCGCGTACCATATGTTATACAGGCATTTCTCAGCATGAAAATCGTTAGAGTGTTTCCATTTGGTATACAATCCTTTGTAGCTAGGGTTAGGACATGATTCGCGATCGGGATGGTGATGCATTTTGCATCTTGGGCATTTGTCATAGATACTTCTTCCGGACCACCCAACTATGTATCTTCCCTTATCGTCGAGGATGGGAAAAAATGCTCGTTTGTACATCGGCTTACCCCTAGTGTTGCAGAATGATATATGGTACTTAGCAATGAGATCGGGCGAAATGCCTCTATGGGGATAATATACTTGGTCAGGTCTGAGATGTTTAATTGTTTCAGACAGTAATGCGCCATGGTCTTTTGGTAGTGCCTGATTTTTCCTGTGAATCTTCAGCATCTTAGCTATCTCAATATCCTGTGCCGTAGCCGTATCTTCTGGACAGTCTTTTAGACCCAAGGCTTGCGTGACAAAATTAACTGCTTGCCTGAAATCCCACTTATGCCCTGTTTTGAGGCTCATAGCACCTCTTACCAATCCAAAAACACTGTTAGATACGCCTGTAATAGGGTCTCTGTGACAACCCCTGGTTTTGCATTGCCAGTGGTTCGATCTAATGGCCCAAAACAGTGCCCTTTGATTTTCTCCACCGTGGACTGGACATGCGCTTTGTATATAATCGTGCCGTTCTGTGTATTCTATGCCTAGAGCATCGAACACTTCCGTTATGCGTTCGCAGGCACGATCCTGAATAAAGTCCACATTCAATGGCTCAAACTTACTCACTAGCTTGGTTCTCCAATGCTTGATGCGCTACGGCAGAAAATGATTTTCCTTCCGAAAGTTTACCCACAGACAATTCATCTATGACGTTGACGTATTCACCGTCCTCCATTCCACAACCATTTCTGGTAGCTGTCACGATGAGTTTTTTGGTGCCGTTGTATTGTGGGTCTTCGTTTAGTTCTGATTGTGATTTGGGCTTTAATATGGTGAAGTTAGAACATAGCCAAATGATTCTATCCGATCCAGACACTACCTCTGAACCCTCTTTCTCAACACCATCTCTGTTTAACTGAACAGTAGCCAGAACAGGAAGTTTGAATTTGACTGCGAAGTTGTGTAGTGCAGTTATCAAAAAACCTAGTAGTTGATATTCTTGCAGGTTGTTTTTGAAGCTACCGTCGTTCATAAGCTTTATGTAGTCGTATATTATAAGACACGGCTTCGCTGCTCCACTGTCTGTGAAGCCAACAGTCTTCGACAACCATCGTCTTGCTATTGACATAATAGCTTGCGGAGACATACCAGCAACAGAGAAGTGATCAATCGTTAGTTCTTTGATGTGTTCTTTGCAACCCCAGACAGCATCTGATTCGTGATGATTCTTAACGAACTGGCCAGTCTCTATGTGATTCAATTCTACTTTCGTTACGAGAGATGTCAATCTGTGAAGTTGCATATCACTGGTCAATTCTGTGTCTAAGTACAGGACCGGTATGTTATTCTCGGCTATGTTGCGAGCTACGTTCATGCAGAAAAATGATTTTCCAACCTTCGCCCTGGCCCCCACTACATTAACCGTAGCTGGTCTCAAACCACCACCGATAGCCTCATCCCACGCGGGAAATCCTGTGGGCAACCCTATTATATCCTGTGGTGTTTCGGACAGGGTCTTCATTGATTCTTCAAATATTTGACCCAAGGACACAACAGTTGCGCCTTGATCCATGATGTCTCCTGTGAATTCAAATATTGGTTCTTCGATGTTGGCTATGATCTCGTCAACACCTTCCGCTCCCGTAAT